TGGTTTTTCTGGTTTATCTATGTTATCTTTAGAATTAATTAGTCCAGGATAATCAACATAGCAATAGTTCATATCTACATTACCACTAATGCCATTTACTCTTCCATCACTAACATATTGCCACATATCATGTTTACCTTTATAGGTACAAGTCGTATTATATTGAGCCACCCACTTAACCCATTTATTAAACCTGTTATCTGTTAGCTTATTATTAAACCAGGATGTATTAGCATAAATACCTGCCCAATAACCAGTCTTTTCTATAGCATTGCAAAATACCTCCGCCATATCTGCTATAATTTTATTAGATCACTTTCCTGTAGTTCCTGCATCTTCCAAATCATAATAAACTGGATAATCTAATTTATAACCTTTTAATAATCTTAATACATGATCTGCCTCAGACTTAGCTTGAAATGTTGATGTTGCATAAGAATAAATATAAACTCCAAATGGTATTCCAAGTCTTGTGCATTCCTTAGCATTTCTATGGAATTGCTTGTCATCCTGGCTTGTTATGTCATCACCATAACCTACACTTAAAATTGCATAATCTATTTGTCCTTTAACTTTATTCCAGTCTACATTCCCTTGATGATGTGATACATCTATACCTCTTAATTTCATAATCCATTCCTCCTTAAATATAAAAGAGTGAGATTGCTTCTATTCTGTAAACTACTTATTAATTTGTTTTATAAGTTGATTTGTATAAACACTAACACCTACTACTAGAACACCTTGAATTATAGCATTTATATTAATGCCCATAAGTGCCATAGCTAGACCTATACCTATAGGTAATAGTATTAATGGTATATATTTATCTTTTATTCTTTCAATTCCTTTTAAAATCATACCTATAATATAAAGTACTGGTATTAAAATTAAAGCATTTTCTGTAATGTAATTAATAATATTCATAATTATCTCTCCTTCCTATTTAAATAAATTAGTTTGAATTGCATGAAAAAAGAACCCTAGCAAACTTGTAGCCATAAGTCCTATTAACCAATTTATACTCTTTGTCTGTGCCTCAAGCTTTTCGCAGAGGTTATCCATCTTAACATCTGTAGCAGCTCTTCCTCTTTCAAGTTCATCAATACGCTCGCTATGATTATTAATTCTTTTCTCATGTATTTCTAACTTATGCTTTATTAATTCATCATTCATATTTCACCTTCCTAATTTTAAACTTATTCTTATGCTTATTTCTATTATCTATATACAAACCCTATACCTATAATTAATTTATACACGCCCTGCGTTATTACTGATATATTCATACTTAAATATTTTACTACTACATCTTTTATTTTGTGTGATATAAGTAACCTCCCCTCGCAATTCTCTAATAATTAAATACTTTAATTATCTAAATAAAAATAGCATACAAGAGCTCTAGATATCCTTGTACTAGCATTCAAAAGTCCATCCAATAATACTTTAACTATAAATATAACAGATTTTCTAACAACACCTTTAAATACAACATCACCTAATACCTTTTTGTAAGATAAACTCATATTCCTTATCTATTAGAATTATTACAATATTTAATGTTCCTAATAGCCATGTTATTCCAATTCCTATGCCTACTAATATAATCTTTATATAATTTTCACTTATATATCTATCTTTTAACTATACTTATATACTTTGTTATAAGCAAAAGAGACTAGAATTAAATCTAATCTCTTTTCTATTAAATCATTTCACAATATACTTCTATTGCTCCTGAACTTGTTTCATTGCTACTATTTCATTATACTCTTCCTGGGTTATTTGATTCTTACCAACTCTAGCTTGAAGATACTCTTCATCAGCTTTTCTCATAATCCACATATTTTTTAAAAAGTTATAAAAAGGATTCATCTATATCACTCCCATCATTAACGTTTCAAGAGCAGCAAGCCTTTCTTCTAGTAAAGGTTGTTGAGGTTTAGTATCTACTGGTTGTATTATTTTCTCAAATAAATCTTTATCTAAAATAGTATATTCTCTTTGTTCTACTGTACCGATAAATTTACATTCTTCTACAACTAACAGATGCTGCCATAGTTCTTCATCTACTAATAGTCCCCCTTGTGCTAGTATAGTTTCACATTTTTCTATCCCATGTATATCTTCTGTATAAAATCCATTATTTTTTTTTTCAATATCCAAATCCATATACAACATATTATTACCTCCCCCTTTAATATCCTATCGCTATCCAATGAAACGGCCTTGTGGAATCACTAGGACCATTAGCAACACAGCAACCTTCTGCATTAAATTGAGTTTTGCCTGTATTTGCTATTGATAGCGTATATTCTCTAAATCCTGATACAGCTACTACATTTAAACACGTATTAGGAAAAGCAATAGGAAAATACCCCACACCTGTTTTAAATGAAGCTCCATTTGAAGAATAATTTGTTGCTAATAAATTGCTAGTACCCCATTGTAATATCATTCCATTAGAGATTTTTGTGTACCCATTAGTTTTCCTACTGTAATTTCCCATATATAAATCTTTTCCCACTTCTATATACCCATCTTTTTCCATCATTATATCATAATCCCAAGAACCATTAGCTAAATATTTTTGTATTTTGAATTTTCCATCAACTCCAGTTGAAAGTACTATTGCATTTCCATCATCTTGTTTAACTGTAATTCCATTTGTACTTACCTTACCTGATACTCTTCCACCATTATTAAAGAAACTCATGAAATCTTCCAATTCCGAAGTATGTGTATCAATCTGTTTCTGTAAATTTCCAGCTGCATCAGTACTTAACTGATCTTTAACATGTTGAAACCATACTTCAAAGGAATTATCATATTGAGCAAATAAATCCGTAGTATCTATATTTTGCATTGGATTATATACATAACCACAATATTCTTGTATAGGTCTCAAGTCTGTTATATTTGCTTGTACTATTTGAGTTATCCCCTTTTTAACTAATACATCTGCAAGTCCTAACTCCCATATATCATCATCTCTTTGTAGGCTAGGTGCTGAATATGAAACAGTTCCATAGGCACCCTTTTTTACTTCTATAGATATTTTTCTATTTATCCTATCTAATCTTGTTACAATTCTATCTATTCTATTTAAATCTGAACTTGCTGGCTCAAGAATTATTTCTCCATCAAAATTATCATAGGCATAATAACCATTTATAAAACAGCTACCTGCCTTTACTTTCAATTTCATCAAGTCATTAACCATTACTTGAAAATTATTTGATGGATTGGCATATACCCCATTACTTAAAAATTCACTATGATATTTTGCAAAATATTCTTCATCCACAGCCCTATCATAAATAGGAAGCCCACTTTCGTCTATATCTACAATTTCGCTAGGAAATATTCCACTTATAATTGACATTTTATTTCACCTCTCTATTTAATTTTTGCATTATTGTTTTTTCTTCTTTACCAAATACTATAGAAATATCGTGCTTATTATTTTCATATACTTCAGTTATTTCAGTAATTCGCTGATTAACTACTATATCTAACTCATTATCCACATAACTACATAAATCACCTAAATCATAATCTACTTTATATTTAAGATTAGATAGAGAATTAACTGTCGTATTAACATTTTCAACAACTCCATAATCATATAGTTTTTCAATTCCCTTTTGATATAATACTTTTTTATACTCCTCTAGTGTCAATTCATCTTGTTTATCTCTGACTTCAAGGAAAATCTCTCTACGCTCATTACCATTGGTTAAATCTATAGCAATAATTACTTTAATACCTTCCTCTCCTTCACCAACTACATAAGCAAAGTTTTTATATTCTTTATGATTACACTCATAGGTAGACGTAGAAATGTTCTCATATTCATCACTAAATACAACAATTGAATTTGAACTTTGATTTTCCGTTCTATCTATTCCTTGCCACACTTCAAAATACATTTTATCCTCTTCATAATTGTATTTAACTCTTATAGATAAATCCTGAGTAGCTACAATATCATATATTTTTTCGCATAGATTTTCATATTCAACTTGTAATGCAATACTTGCACCTAGTCCATTCGCATTACCTAATTGAAGTTTATTTATAGGTTTATTAACAATTGCAAAGTTGTTTACAAGATTTCTAACAATATTTTCAGCTGTTCCATTCAGATTTTGTATTTTATCTATAACTCTATAACTAAGTAAAGCCTCTATAAATCTACCTTTAATAGTACATTGACTATCTTCCTTTATATAAGAATAAGTTTCTATAATTCCAACTTCTCTGAAGCTAGAACTATAAATATATCCTCCCTTTCTTAATAACTGAAAATATTTTGAATCTATATATAACTCATACTCCCCAACATTGTAATATCTTCTAGTCCATATAAGAGATGTGAACTCATCTATAAATCCTATTGGTTGAAATTTGTTATTTAGTATAATTAGTTCTATCATGTCCTACACCCCAAAGAATTCAGCTGTCCACTTTGGATAAACATTAAGATTTGTATATCCTTTATCAGCACTATATTTTAATATATTTTCTCCTACCTGCATGTCAATAAAAGAGCTAGAACGATCCATTTTTTGAGAAATATTTTTCCCATTTAGTTCTATCATCTTATTCCCTTTATTCGTATTAATTGTGAGAATATCACCAGGCATCAAGTCCACTACTATCCTTAAAAATTTTCCTGTAGTTAAGTTTTCTATCTTTGGGTTGCTCACCTCACCCTTTGCTATAAATGAGATAATCAGCCCTGTATCTTTATCTCCATTATTAATTATTGTAGCCTCTTGTCTCAATACTTTAGCCGACATAATCATACCACTTGCCGGAATAGTGAAAGGTACAGTAATACTATTAATTTTACCAGCCATATTTTTACTAAACTCTCTCTCATCTTTAAAAAATGGATTAGGACATATCAGATTAATAATAAATTTAAGTGGATCATATAAATTCTCTCTACTATCTTTAAATCCTGCTACCTCATAATTAATTACCCTCTTAATTCCAGAGTAGTTTACATATAACTTTCCAGTTAAATAAGGATTAAAAAATCTAATTAGGTTTTGTCTTCTAGTTTCTGTATCTTCTGTTGATGGATATTCTGCTGTAATAGTTATAAGTCTTGATTCTACTCTTTTACTTTTAACAGTCCCACCATCAAATTGTGCATTATTTACAATATCTACACTATATTCTGAGCTAGAGATTCCTTCTATATTTATTAATTTGTATAATTTATCCTTGCCAATCTCTAAAATCTTGCCATTACATTCTAATTTAATATCTATATACTTATCCAAATGCAAGCTCCTTTCTTTGTATTTTTATTGCTCTTGCAACTTCAGATGGTGATTTTACTGGTTGGTATATATTAATAATTTCATTTACACCGTTATCATTATTATTTACTATGGAATATGGAGTTTCCATAGCAGCTCTATAACTAGAGTTCATTGCCATATTGCCAGAAACCTTAGTAGTTTCAAAATCAATTGTAGCTCTCATTTTTCTTGTTAGATCCTCTAGATTACCACCTATTTCTTTTTCAAGATTTGGAGTTTCTATATCAATACCTAAACCGATACCTTTAACAAGGTTTTTACCTATCATATCTCTAAATAGAGTAGATGGTGAATGGATTCCAAAAAAGTCTTTAAATCCATTTGCTATACTACTGGCTACATTTCTTACTGTATCAACTACTGCACTAACCCCTGCTATAAGACCATTTTTTAAGCCCTCCAAACAGTTTGTACCAATTTGTTTCCAATCAGCTTTAGCAAAAGCTCCTATAATTGCAGCTATTATAGTGGGTATATTACCTATTAACGTAGGAATTGCTATAATTAGTCCTTGTATTAAAGCCATTATTATTTGAATTGCCGCACTTATAATTGCTGGCAAATTATTTATGACTGCTAATACTATTCCATTTATTATCTTTGGTATTTCCATAATTAATTGTGGTAATGCTCCAATTATTCCTTGTATTAAAGCCATTATTATTTTAATAGCTGCATCTATAACTTGTGGAAGATTTACTATGAGGGTATCTACTATATTTAACAAAGCTTGTACAGCCATTGGAATTAACTCTGGCAACATTGCTGCTATTCCATTAATAAGTGCCACAAGAATATCTATACCACTCTGAAGTATAAGTGGTAAATTTTCTCCTATAGATGTAATAATAGTTGTTATGGCTTGTATTACTAGCGGTATTAACTCTGGCAACATTTCAGATATTCCATTTATAAGTGCTAAAACAATTTGAAATCCACTTTCCATAATTAATGGCAAATTTTCCGTTATCAATGTCATAATACTTATAATAGATTCTTGTGCTAAAGTTATTAACTGTGGAATAGCTTCTACTAATCCTAATAACAATTCAGATATTAAAGTAATTCCTAGCTCAAATATACTAGGTAATATGGTAATAATACCCTCAGCTAGCTGCATTATTATCTGTATTGATGATTCTGCTATTAACGGCATATTTTCTTGGAATCCAGCTATTAATGATTCTATAATCAAAACTGCAATATTCATAAATTCAGGAGCCTTGTCAGCTATGCCTGTAATTGCTTGAGTAAATACATCTCCAACACTACCTGCAAGTCCTTCAAATCCACCTTCTTGGAATGCTGAAGATAGCTGTCCAATCATCCCTGTTGCTGAAGCTGTTATTTCTTTTAATGGGCCATCTATGCTATCACCCATATCTTTTCCAAGACTCATAAGTGAGCTTTTAAATATAGTAACTTCACGGCCTAATCCATCTTCCATAGTTGCTGCTGATACATTTAAGTCTTCTATTTCTTTCCCTGCATTTTGACTAAAATCAGCTATTTTAGATACTCCTTGTGCAAACTGTTCTCCAGCCTTTATTCCATAAGATCCAACTTTTCCAATAGCTTTAATAGTACCACTAAAAGCCGTTGATGCTACCTTTCCAACTTTAGATGATATATTTATAAGCGCACTTGCTCCTTCTTTACCGACCCCAGTAGCAATCTTTAGAAAAGCTCCTTTTCCTGATATTCCTACTTCAGAGCCTATTCTTTCAAAAGCCTTTTTAGCACTATCTATAGTTGAAGATGCCATTTTAAACCACTTTGTTTCTTTCATTACATCTGTTACTAATATTGTACAAAGCTTAATATCAGTTTTTAGTGTATTAAAAGTTCTTCTTACTTTTTCTGAAAGCCCTCCTACTTTTTCTTCAAAAGTTTTCGCTATAGACTCAAAGAAATTTATCTTAGAAAACCCTTTGTTTAACCCTTGTCCAATTTTACCCATAGCAACGGAGTTAGCCTTAATTATTTCTTTTCCTGCTCCAGTAACTAATTTAGAAATGATTTTTGTACTTTTCTCTTTAGCTTCTTCACCTTGTGATTCTAAATTTTCTAATATACTTTTTAATGTTAAATTTATCTCTTCATTTATACTTGTATTTGACATAATATCACCTGCCTTTTATAAAGCAGGCTATGGCTCACTACTCTATGGTGTGGCTCTAAGCTCTGGCTTTTTTATTTCTATATTTATTAACCTCTTACATCTACTACATTTTATTTCTCCTTTGATGTAATCAGCTTTAATTAATAATTTATTACAAAATGGACATTTTACTTTTACTATGCAAATCACCTACCTTTACTAATAAAAAGTGCCTAGTTTTATAAGCACTTTTTATTAGTTTTTATAGTTAGAATACTAAAATCAAAGTATTCCCCTTAAGTCTCCATTTTTCATAAGAGCATTTTCAATTTCTGTTACCTTTTGTTTTTTAGATTTACTCATTGGAATAGCATAAATTCTCTTCATATTACTATAAAAATCCTTTTGTTCTTTGCTCATATTGGTATTTATAGTCATAGATCTATATCCCATAATCTTAACTATTTCATTGTTTTCCTTTAAAGCTCTAAACATGGCTTTAAATTTCCACCAATGTAAATCTTCTATATCCTGAAGGTCTATGCCATATTGGGTTAGAAAAGCGGAGTAAATATAGTCATCGTCATATTCAAAACTATATGCTCTTGTACTCTTGCCCATAGATACTCCACTACTTCCTTCATTAATATCTTTTCCACCTCTATAAAACCAAAGAATTTGTTTAATTGCTTCTTCTAAATTATCTGGTATTACTGGATAATATAGAAGAAGAGCATTATATATTTTTTCTTTATCATCAAGCTCATCATCCTGAATCATTATCTCAAACAAAATGGATGTACGAAAATCGTAATTAATCTTATACTCTCTATTATCTATTTCAACTTTTCGAGGTAAAATATCAATTAAAATATTCATTATTTTTTAGAACGTCTTTGAATTCTATTAGAAGAATACTTATTAGCAATGAGTTCAATTTCTTTATTTTTCTCATTTATGCCTGTTATTAGAGCCTCAAAAGCCTTTAAACATTCAAGTAAGTTAACTTTATCTCCAAATACTCTTTCATGAGTACCTTGTCCAAAAAGTTCATCAAAAACTTTAAAGATGGCTTTGCACTGAGTTCTTATCCCTTCTCCAATTGACATACCCTTTGTTTCTTCTTCTATATTCATTACTTTTTTTATTGCTTTATCATATTTTTCTGCAACATCGGCATCAAATATATCTAATTCTAGCTCAATTCCATTAATATTCATTAAATATTCCTCCTACTAAATTGCAGTAAATGTTTTTGTTGCAGTATTGAATGTACCTTCTATAAAATCTCCTACTGCATTTAAGTTTCCTGATACCACAATAGTTTCTCCGCCTGCTCCAGCTAATCCAGCAACTTCACAACTTACTATAAATTTTCTAGCCTTATAAGTATTCTCACTTCCTTCTATTGGTTGAAATAGTTCAACTTTAACATAGTCAAATTGTGCATCTGCACCTGTAAGATGATTTCTTCCAACATTGTATAATGCCATTACTGCCCCTTCACTTTTAATTAAATCTGATGTGAATGGGAATTGTGTTTGGTATGACTTAATTGTAGTTGACGATGATTTATCGTTAATATAAACTTTAGTATCAAGTTGAGCTGCTGGATTTTCATCTAATGTATTAAATCCAGCTCCCATTAATTCATATTTTTCTACACCTGTTGATCCACCTATATTTATATAATCTGCTATTTGATGTCTTTGTATTGATTCTCTACTCATTATTTTTTCCTCCTTCTTGGTAATATACCAATCTACATTCTATTTTATATTGTGCTTTATCTAGATTTTTTTCGAAAACATAACCACTTGTTAATGCTTCTATTTTTTGTGCCACTCTCCCCCTATCTAGTACTGGTAGATTATTAAGCTCTGATTGAAGTTCTAGCCACTTAGCAAAGTTTTCATAGAATTTACTATTAGCTATATTTTGTACTACATCTTGTCCGCATACTTCCCTACTGACAAACATGAAACAGTATTGTCTAAGACTAGTTCCATCAATATACTTTTTTAAAATTTGTTCTCTAGGAAGTTCTTCTATCATATAGGATACTGTATTTTCACCTAAGTAATTAATATTAATACCATCATTAATATTTGCTAGATAAGGACAGGTTCCTATATATTCTTTGATACTTTCTACTATATTCATTTCTACCTCCTCTACTGATTTATATATTTTTAATATCTATTAGCTATTTATTAAAATCATTGTCACAGTTTAAGACTTTGGTTACTAGTTTTTAAAATTGAAATGGTTTATCTAGATCCTATTTAGCTAATAAAATTTAAATATATATTTTTATTTACTTTAAATTAGAGGCTATTCTTTCTTTTTGAATTATCCTAATGTATTTCAAAGAATTTATAAATCTTAATATGAAAGTCACCGCATTGTTATCACCCCTTTCCTTTAGCTCCATTTCTTATTTGTTAATAAAACTTTTTAACCATAACTCATAGTGATAAATTAGTAATCTAAACTTTATTATTCTTATTTTAAAATTTAAAACTAATTTATTATCTTAAGACTCAACTTTTAATAACTTATCACCACTGCGATGATATTATTCTAGCACCGCTTTAACCCGATTATATAAAGAGAGTTTAAAAGGAATTTATAAAGAATTTATAAAGAATATATTTGCAAGAGATTTAATAGCTTTTGACTTTATTGCTGATACATATTCTTCTGTAATATAAAGCTTTGCTGAAATATTTCTATTACTTTCCTTCTGAAAATATCTCATTTCAATAATACTTCTTTCTCTATCTGTAAGAATTTCTAGAGCATTTTCAATCTTTTTTATTTCAGCTTCTTTAACTTTTATAGCATAATTTAATCTGTTAATTTGAGCCTCTTTTCTTATTATCATGTTTTCCACTGTTGAAGTAATTTTATTAGTTTTTCCTGTCTTCTCCACGTAATTTACACCAATTCCGTCATCATATTCATTTTCTAATAACTCTATATCTAGTTTTATATTTTTAATTTCTGCTTTCGTTTGATTAAAGTTATAAAGCATAGTTTCAATTTTTTTATTCATATTCATACCGATCCCCCTTGAATTTAATTCAATTTTTATTATTTGTTGTTGAAATATTATATTGATTTAAATTCAATATAATATTTCATTTGTTAAAGACATATTTCAGCCTGCACTCTAATTATAACGTGATTTACTATTATTGAGTTATTTCTCTAAATATACTTCATTTCTTATACAACCCCCATATTTGAATTTAATTCAATATTCATATTTTGATTTTATTGAATTAAATTCAAATTGTCAAGTCATATTGAATTTTTTTTGATTTTATTTCAACTTATATTGATTTTACTTCAAATATGGTTATAATATAATTATAGGAGGTGTAAATATATGAATACACTGGGTATTAGGTTAAAAGAACTTCGAAAAAAACATGGATTAACACAAAAATCATTAGCAGATATTCTTTTAATAGATAATAGCTCAATTTCTAAATATGAGAATGATAAAGCAATACCAGAAAATGAATTGCTTCAAAGAATTGCCGATTTTTTTTCCGTATCTGTAGACTACTTACTTGGTAGAAGTGATATATCATCACCTAAAAAATCAACTTTTGATGATTTAGAATTAAATCCCAAAGATAAAAAAGATATTGAGAAAATTTTTAACAGTACCTTGGAGTCTTTAGAAAATCAAGAAGGACTTATGCTTTCCGGTAATCCTATTAATGATGAAGACTGGGAATTATTAAAATCTGCTATTCAAAATGGAATTGAGTATGCTAAGAAAATGAATAAGATAAAATATACCCCTAAAAAATATAAAAAATAATTTCAAACTTTATTTCGTAAAATTTGATGATGTTTTTGGGGGGGAATATAATTTTGGAAATTTCAAATTTAGTAAATAACTTAGTAAAAAAATATAAAACTAATGATCCTCGAGAATTATGTGATGCTCTTGGAATAAATGTTATGTACGAAGATTTAGGATCTATTCATGGATTTTATCAATATGCTCCAAAAAATAAAATAATTCACTTAAATATTAGATTAAGTGAAATCGATATGTTATTTACTTGTGCTCATGAACTTGGCCACGCTATATTGCATAGTAATCTAAATATACTTTTTTAGAAAGTAAAACTACTCAAGTTAAAGGTAAATATGAAATGCAAGCTGATCAATTTGCAGCTGAGCTGTTGATTGATAAGTCAATAATACTTAATTACGAAGGTTTATCTATAAACACTATTGCTAAATGCGAAAATATAGATATAAAATTTTTAAAACATAAATTTTTATATAAATAAATTATTGAAAATTCATCAATAAAACCATCAGGATATACTAAATCATATATCTTGATGGTTACTGTTAAATAGATTTATATTCTAAATTTGATGTATTCTATACTAATTTTTGATTAAAAATATTATCTAACTCCAACTTCCTCACCTTTTTTTGAATTTCTTCTGACTCTAAAATATAAAGTTCATTATCCTTCATTCTCTTAAAGTACTCGGCTCCTGCAAAGGTATATCTATTTCTTCTACCTTCTGTAGTTTGAACCTTTTCATTAGCATAAGCTATAATGTCTCCAGTAGCTAAATTTCTTGGAAGGGTTAAAAGTGGCATTCCAAGCTCATTTCTAACAGCATTATGTCCTGCTAATGAACCAGTTGTTATAGCTTCTGTATGTCCTACAAAAAGCCCACTTTTTTCTCCAGCACAGAATAAATTATCAAGTCCTACAACTTTCATCTGATTACTTCTTGGTGCAACTGATAAATATCTAATGGAGTTTCCTTTACCACCTGCATATGGATCTACAAATTTTGCCTCTTCAAGACCTTCAATTTTTCTAAGTTTATCTAAGGGATAATAAGAAGTCATTAACTTAGCATGACCAGTATCTAAAAGTACTATATTTTCCGCAAATTCCTTTAGTGCATATTGTTGACAAACCTTTTGCTTTAACTTATCCGTATTTATATCTTCTGGTGGAACCTTTAATACTACTACTCCTGTTTCATCTAACTGTTTTACTATTTTCTCTGATAAGCTATCCTTCTCCAACTTGCATGATCCACTGAAAGCACCAAATACATCTTCCTGTCTTTCACCTTTTATATCTTCTATACCTGCTCTATAACTAATACTTACTCTTGGTCCAAAGGCTGGGCATCTTAAAATACACATAGAACAACCATTTCCATAGCGTAAGCAATTTCCCATAGGTCCTGTAGAACCAGTAGTTTCTACAAAGGCATCTGCTTCTATATATTCACCATTACTAAGATAAATTCCCTTTATATTAATCCCTTCCATATTTACATCTACTACACGGCTTACAAATCTAACTTTTATTCCCATTTTTTCAATGTGTCTTCTTACCGCTGGCTCTATTCTATTTACATTGTAAAGCCATGCATGTTCATGTCCTGGAAAATCTATATTTTTGTGGAGTGTATTAGCATCAGTTATGTTGATTAAATCTCCAGCTCCTAGAGCTATAAGCTCCTCTGCTGCAGTATACCTTCCATTATTCCTCATAATTCCGCCAACATTTCCAAGTCCTAGTAATAAATCTGTTTTTTCAAATATTTCAACTTCAGCTCCGGCTTTACGTGCAGAAATTGCAGCTGCACATGCACTACGGTTTAAATTTCACCTATAACAAAAGACCATGAAATTTAATCATGGTCTTTCTGTTTTAAAAATTTATTGTATATTTTAACACATTCATTTATATATTCTTGAAGCTTTGGATCTTTATAAACATCTTCTCTTATATTAGTTTTACCAAATAAATAATCTATAGTGACATTATAAAATTGAGCTAACTTGGAGACTGTGTCCAAACTTGGTTCATACTCATTACGTTCCCAAGAGCTATATGCTTGTCGAGTTATATTAAATGTATTAGCTATATCTTCTTGACTTAAGTCTCTTTCTAACCTAAGTAATTTTAATCTATCTCCTATCACATTCCCCACCTCACATAAATTTTAGCAAAAATATGATATATAAAGAAGGATTTTTCCATTTTGCATAGAAAACTAGCATATATGATATTAATGCAAGTTTAATTTACATCTTAGGAGGTTTAGGCAATGATAAATTATAAGGGGTTAAGAATAATAATTAAGGAAGTGTCTAGTTTCAAATACTTTATTACTAAATATAAAGGTGTATTAATAATCTATTGGAATAGAAATTTAAGCAATAAAGAAAAATCTAAAATATTACATAGGTCTATAAGACAATTTCATATGGTAAAGACTAAGGTTTAATTTCCTTAGTCTTTTATGCTACATAAGCAAACATTATAAAAGCTATAGCTAGTGCCTGTATAAAATAATCCTCTGCACCTCTAGTCTTAATTAATTTATATCCATAGTAATTCTTTCTCCATGGATATAAATATGGTGTTCCCATCTTAGTAAAACTATCTGCTACTAAATGCAATGTGAAATTAATAAACCATACTAGAGCTATCCACTTATTTAAGATTAGTATAGAAATACTACTTATAATTAATACTAATAGTGAGTGTGTATAAGTTCTATGTTTTATTCCTAAAAGATAATCCCAATCCGGAACAACAGATCCTAACACTCCTATTGCTGATATTGGATTATTTAATATTATTGGTAATGTAGCAGCTACACCTATAGCTATATGTGTCCGTTTCATCATATATTTACGACCTCTCGTTCTCTCCAAAAGTATATAAAAAAACCTATCCAATGATATGGATAGGTAAAGTGAATTTAGTTGGGTATATTACTAAGGTTTCATCTTTGGTTTATTTCATGATACTTACTATATTTTCTTTAGTACTTCCTTAATTTCTTCTATTCTTATGTTTTTAATATTTTTATTTTTCTTCTCGCCTGGCCCAACACGACGTTTATGTTTGCTTACAACTAGCATTGTCACAGGAGCATTTGTTTTGCTCAATTCTTCATAAGTACTGAGTAATTTTTCTTCTTTTGTCCTATTAAAAATATCTACTTCTACAGTTATAATTTGCCCATTTTTTAATATAAATATACAGTCAATAAATTTTTTATTTATTTCATACTCTCTTTTCATATAGGTTACTCGGTCTTTAAGTTCAACTAAGATATCCGTTAAAACCAATGTATGAAAAGAGGGTATTTTCTTTATATAATAAACCTTCTTACCTAGTGTAGGATGTATAGTTTCTTTAATATATTTATTATTTGCAAGTATTTTTAACCTTTTGGCTGCCATTGAATAGCTAGGAAAAAACAACTCTTGTAATTGTCCTATGGTTGCTCCTGTATTCTCTGTAATAAAATTAATAATTTGAATATCTCTATCTGTTAATTCCATTTAGAATCTCCAAAATATTGCTTAGGTCACTTTCGATAACTTCCTTTGGTTTCTCTATCTTCTTTTCTACTATTCTATCCTTAATATTTTCCATAACCATGTTATGATCCATGGTAAAACTATATCCTTTCTCTTCTTCTAGTGTCCTACATATAATTTCTCTTTCTCCGAGCTTAGTTGCATTTTCATTACCCAAGACAACCTTACAAGCTGGGCCATCTGCTATTTTTAAGCTTATTCTGGTACATAGTTGAGCTTTTATATCCGTTGGTATACTGTCTGAGGTTGGCTTTTGTAATGCAGTAATTAGGAATACACCACTACTTCTTCCTACATTAACTATCATCTTTAAATGCTTTAGACATTTAGTTTTTAGTGCTTTCTCTTCTTTACTATCTCCTCGACTTATATTAAGGAAACTAAACTCCTCTACTACAACATAGGTGTATTTAAGTTTATTCCCATTATCTTTATTATAATCCTCAATATTATAGTAACCTTTAGTATTATCTATTAGCTTTTCTCTTCTTCTACATTCTTTATCTATGCCATCTAACGCTTGTAGAACTTCTTCTAATGTCTTAGAGTATGTTTTTACTTGTGCACAATTTTGAAATACCCCTAAGTCGTTTTTGCGTATCTGGAGTAAGTGTAAATCTATATATCCACAATACTTTATTAAGTTGGTTAGTATAAGCAATAGTATCCTTGATTTTCCTGTTCCAGTATCTCCTCCAATGAGCATATGAGGAAATTTATTCATATCTACCATAATTGGCTTAATAAGTCCATCAGCAATTAATATTTTATTAGGAGGTAATTGCATAGGTGAATAGTCTTTGAACTTATAATGAACCACACAATTCATAATAACCATATTATTAACTTGACTTAATTGTATACTCTGGAATTGTAATCCTTCCTTGAATATATCTATATCTCTATTAAGATTTTCAAATGTATATCCATAAGGCAACTCTGTGATTATGTCGTATCCGTATGGAGTCCTATCTATCCTCCATATCTTAAGAGTTTTTTCTAATCTATTAGTAAATTCACTCTTGCTATAAGTAATCTGTTTCCATTTTTTTCTCAGTTTAATCTTATCCATATTTCTGTATAGTGCTACACTAGCACTAGCTACAACAAATTCAGTAATCACTTGCTATTCCTCCTCTCACATTTAATTGCTGCTATACTATAAGTAATTATTCCAGTTAATATAATTAATCCTTCCTTCAAAGTTCCTGTGAAAATTGCTAGGCTTTTTATCCCCTCAAGAATTAATAAATCTACTCCAAACATTCTCCGTTCTCCTTATCTAAATATTTAATATAATATTCCAGGGCCTTTTTAATAAAATCTGATTTCTCCTCTTGGCTATTAACTGTTACGAATAATTTCATATCTTTTGTGGTGCTTTTGAAACTAACTGTAATCTTATTTACCATAACTTCCTCCACTTTCTTACTTCTTAATACATTTATATGCTTAAATTTATAAATGTTTCCTAGAATATAAGAAAAATCTTAAATTATAAGAAAAGAGATTAAAATAAAAAGGTATCTAGAATTAATCTTCTAAATACCATATATCTTTAATATCTTTATTTAATTTATTGGCTATTATTAAAGCACCTTCTAAAGTGGGTTTACTATGTCCATTCTCCCATCCACTATATGTTTTTATACTTATATCTAAATATTTAGCAAACTCTCCTGGAGCCATCATGTATTCACGCATACGAATTTCTTTTAATCTATTTCTTACCATAACACCACCTCTGATAACAATATTCTAGCTCTACATGTAATTTCCTTTTAATATTTTATTTTAGATAAATTACTATATTCATTATTAATACACTGATTTGAACCTAAGATTGATTAAATCATTAGGTTTTAATCTCATGCAGCATTTATCAAGTGCATAATATCTATATTTCATTCTAAGCTATTTTTTAATCATATGCATTGCTTAACCATAGTATTATCAACGGTTTCATCAACTAAAAATAAAAGGTGAATAAATCTCTTTCCAGAAACTTATTCACCTTTTTATCTTATGGAGGTTTAACTGTAAATTCAATTTTAATATTTTTTATTATTAATTTAAATTTACAGTTTATATTATTATGTCCACCCCTTAGCAAAGCTTCCTATTACCTTTACTAAGGGTCTACCAAACTCTAAACTAGCTTAAAAATAATAATAGCTAAAATCAATATACTCAATGCTAGAATATATATGATTGGTTCACCTGGCATAATAATACCTCCTCTATATTCAGTTTTATAAATACATAATATCATTTTATATGCATATAGTACCACACTCTTCAAAGTGCGTCAACCATTGACTTCACTAGCGTTTAGCCAATTCATTTAATATATTATTTCATATGATTTTATAATTATTAATTGTAATTTATCCATAAAAATAAGGGCAGCAACCGAAGTCGCTGCCCTTTGAATCTACCTTTAAATCACTATATACCTAACCATCTTTAAATAGAACAGAGAAATATTGAAATTCCCCATAATACTATTATTGAAATTATACACCAAGATGTATTTTCGCTAGTATGTCCATCCATTCGTATCTTTTTTAATATAGATACAAAATTGTTGAAAAAAACTATTATACAAACTACTCCAATTACTAATAGTAAAGCTGGCATATCTAATCCCCCTTATAAACCTTTATACTGATATTATGGATTAGATTATAAGTAAATTCAATATATTATCTCCTATAGATACTTATTGGCTGCATTTTTCATTGTGGAAAATCTATTAGTATCATTTACATTTCCACCTATTTGAATAACCTCTTTAGCTTTTAATCCACTAGCTTTAAAATCATTAACTCGCATTAATGGACAAGATAATTTTTGAGCCACCATTACTGCTGCGAATAAATCTGCATCTCCTAAATAAGTCACTATTTTTTTCATATCATATTCCTCCTTATTAATTGGCTTTTGTGGCTTAGATATATTTAAACTCACTCTACCATCAATTCCATTGGCAATAGCTCTTGCTAATTCATCAGTTTTCTTATTAAATAATTCGGCATCTTGACTATTATCACAGAATAAACTTTCTACTATTATAGATTCCATACTACTGGCATTTAAATCATGATAACCTGTACTGTATTTAACCTCTCTATTTGGAGTGCCTAGTTTTGATATATTAGCACATATTTTATTTCCTATAGTTATTGCAGTTTTACTATTAGTATCATATACCCAACATTCAACACCTTTTGCTTTACCATTAAATGAGTTCATGTGTATGGTAATGTATATATCTACTTTCGCATTATTTGCTTTATTAGTACCTTCACTTAATTCTGAATTTACATTATTAGCATTGCTATTACAATCTATAACTGTATGGCCTTGTACTTCTAGTAAAGCTTTAATCTTGCCATAAAGAATCCTACAACTATCTACTTCGTCGATTTTTCCTCTAGCACCTCTACAATTAATAGAGTGTCCATATCTTAATCCTATTTTCATAATCCATTCCTCCTTAAATATAAAAGAGTGAGATTGCTCCCACTCTGTAAACTAATTATTTAATTCTTTCTTTTCTCCATCTTTAAGCTGTGCTAGTGCATCTTTTATTTTCTCTGGTATAGGTAATCCAAGTCCAGCACAATTCTCTAGTAAACTAATCCCCTCATTGGCAATATAGAAATAACATACCAATGTTCTAAATACCCATGTACCAGTATTTAAAAGCCTATCTAGCATTACAGCAACTATGAGAACTACAAATATAACTGCCTTTCTAGCTATCCCCCTTAACCCAACATCACTAGATACTTCCTTGTTAATCCATGCTCTTAATAAGCCTGTGCCATAGTCTAAAACCATAAAGAGTATTAATACTATCAATGCAGTATCCCATGTTCCTAATAGCCATGTAACGCCTGTTCCTAATGCCATTATTATCACTTTAATATAGTTTAATATTTTATCCATATTACACCTTCCTTATTTACAAAATAAAAAGAGACTAGGCTTTAACCTAATCCCTTAAGAATTTTCTTTTAATATATTTGTTCTTTTAAATGTATTGGTCTATTATAATATTCAGTTGATCCTGTTTTTTTGATATCTTCTATTTCTAAAGCTTCTGAATCACCAATGTCAAAGTATCTCTGTATTTTAAAATGGACCTTATTCTTACGTTCAAATAAATAGATTGTTAATGTAAGTTTATACATTCCTTTATTAATATCAAAATTATTGATTACGTTAAATGTAATGCATTCTTTAACACTTGATTTCTCTTCAACAGGGATAGAGAATATTTTTTTCCCTTCTGTCCAATTATGATCTTCATAATTGCAAAATGAATTCCATTTGACTTTTCTTTTTTCGCTTGTTTCTTTTAAATTGCAAATCTCCAGCTCATATCTTTTTATCACTCCCGTATTATTTCTTAGATTAACAAATACAGTTGGGATATGAAATATAAGACTATTTCCATTGGTTGCCATAACAACATCCTCAGATGGATAAATTCTAATTTGCGCTGGTTTAATAGTATACCAAAAGCTTATTATTGATAAAACTAATGATATAAGTGCTATTATTATTGCGATCCAATCTACTACTCCGATAAAATTACCCCCTTAAATTTAAAGCATAAATCATACTCTAGGTTATATTAATATCAATATACTATAGATAGACAAAATAAAAAAGCCTTAAGGCTCTACTACAAATTCTATTCCAGTAATTACTGTGTATTCTTCCGGAGTTATCTCTCCGAACCTATTAATATCGGTTTCTACAGCCCCTCTCAAAGCTTCAGCAGTTACCCATTTCATATTAAAGGCTAATGACCAAAATTTCATAGTTAATTACCACCCTTCATATTTATTAAATCTAGTTTCACACTTGCAAGCTCTTGTCCAAGTTGAGCTATAGCTGCATCCTTCTGTATATTCTTTAGTTTTTCCAGTGTTAATTCTTCGCCTAGGGCTACTAATTGTTCACTAAAAGTTGGAGGTTGTGGTGTGGTATCTATAGGTTGTACTACTTTCTCAAATAATTCCTTATCCTCTATAGTGTACAGTCTTTTTTCTACTTCTCCTATGAATTTAGATTCTCCCAAGCTCAATAGATGGCTCCATAATTCTTCAGATATTTCAAGTCCACCAGAATTTATTATTGTTTTACAGTAGTCTTCACCATGGATATCTTTACAATAGAAACCTTTTATTTTCTCATCTTTTAATATAGTGTAATAATTCATTTAAACACTCTCCTTTTAATGCCCTATAGATATCCAGCCAACTAGTATATCATTGTCCACAGTGCTTAACCCAGCACTATTTATAGCTCCAGTTATGATATCTGCACCGGTTTTATTAGCCATGGTACTTCTAGCGTTTACAATAACACTTCCTATACCTGCTGTACCCCCAACCCTAGAATTATATTTAGCAACAGCTATTATAGAATATGGTTTATTAGGAAAAGCTATTGGAAAAGTTATAGGGGTTGTGTATTCTGTTCCTACTTTTACCTTGCAAGTAATATCCCCCCATTGCATGATGTTCCCATTTGGTAATCTAGTATAACCATTACTAAGCGAAGGACTATAGGATCCTATGAATAAATCTTTAAATGCGAAGGCTGCCGTTCCTAAACTCATGCTATCCTGAGAACCAGAGCCAGGTCTTAAAGCATTTGCCACTTCATCCACTACAACGCCTTTACTTCCTGCATTTAAACCAAGGTATCCTTTAGAAGTGTTTATGGTATCCACTGTAGAAGAAAGTGATTTTAATTCTAAAGTTCCCCCTAGCTTGAGAATGTTACCATATATAATATTCCATGGATAGTTAGCTAGTCCCAGGTGATACTGTGCATCAACAGGTCTAAAAGTTCCCGATTCTAAGGCTGCCCCAGGTCGACCAGCGGATGCTAGTAGCAACCCAGCTTTAGGTGTTATTACAGCATCTATAGCAGCACTGCCATTTTTAATTTCAACAGTTCCTATAGTTCCACCATTTTGTCTAAAATTTAAATAATCTGCAAGTGTGGGATTTATATTATCAATTTGATTTTGTAAATTCCCAGCAGCATCAGTGCTTAATTGCCCTTTTACATGTTCGAACCATAAGTCAAAGGTACTTTGAAATTGTGCAAATAAATTTGTAGTATCTATTTGTTGTACTACACCAGCAACTAAGCCACAATAATTATTGTTTTGTCTTAGGTCTGTTATATCAGCTTGAACTATTTTAGTTACACCCTTATTTACTTTTATATCTGCAATACCTAATTCATACGTATCTGCATTTCTTACTAGGCTTGGTGCTACTGGTGAAGTAGCAAAAGCACCTTTTTTAATATAGGTTTTTATTTCTCTATTCATAAAATCTAATCTTAAAACTACTCTATCTATCCTATTTAAAACTCCATCTGCTATAGCTACGTTAAGTGTTAAATCATCAGTATTTTCGTAGAAATATCCATTAATCCATCCCTTGCCAGCTTTTAATTTAACTTGCATATTTGCATCTTGTACAACTTGTAGATTAGTACTAGGCGTAGGGAATACTCCATTACCTATAAAACTAGAAAAATATCTTGCGAAATCTTCTGCTAGGTAGACCCTGTCATAAGTTTCTCCGACTAAAGTTGCATCAAAGAAAGAACTTTTTTCCATATTACTTCACCATCCTTTTAATTTTGTCTATTATCGTTGGAATATTACTACCGAAAGTAGGGTTAATTTCAATCTTGCCACCCTCGTAAACTTCCTGTATCTCTGTAATCCTCGTATCGAGTCGTAGACCCCACTTTGTATCTTGTATAGTAACTATATCCCCTAAGTCATAATCTATCTTGTAGACGTTGTTTCCTTGGGTATTTACTGTACTTTCAAAGGCTTGTATCTCGTTGTATTCAGCCAGTTTCTCTCGACCTCTTTGTTGTAGAGTCTTAATGTAATCATCATCCGACATAACAACTCCATCAACTTCCTTTTGTAAGTCCCTAGCATCCACAAATAACTCTCTTCTTTCTAATCCGAAAATAGTTTCGTGATTTACCCAAGTTACAACTCTGTTATCTCCTTCACCTTCTCCAGCAATTATCGCAACATTTTTATAGTTATTATCACTTTCCATATATGTTTGACTTAAAATATTTTCAAATTCTCTACTAAAAATACAAGGTGCAACAGAAGTCTGATTTATGCTCCTATCTACACCTTGATATACACTAAATACAATTAATTTATTTTCAAAGTCTGGTATCATTCTATAACCTAAACCACTAGTATTACTTACATTTTCCAACTCTTCAATTACACTACCATAGTTATTTTGGTAATAGATATTAATTGGAAATCCTTGATAGTCAGCTAGGGTTATATTGTTAATCTTTCTTTCTGCCCATGGTACTATACAACATTCATTTACTAGCATCCTCATTATTGTTTCGGCGGAAGTGGACAAATAAGAAATTCTACCCCAAACAATACGTCGTGACATGTAATTACTAAGAAATCTACCTTTTACAACTAAATATTCATTGCCATTTATATCAAGGTCTTTTTGTATAGTTTCTATATATCCAGCTTCAATCCCATCTCTTTTCCAAATTATATTACTTCTAATAAGATGTTTTATATTATTCTCGTTAATCGGTATATGAAGTTCAAAATCCCCAGGCTTATGATACTTTTTATTCCATATAAGAGATGTAAAACTATCTATAACATGCTTAAGTTCTAAGTTTGGATTAAATACATATAGTTCCATGTTACACCCCCAAATAAAACGGATTATAATAAATGTTTACTTCTAAATTATCTAGGTTAGTATCTGCATCATACCTCAATAAGTTATCTCCAACTTTTAATTGCAAGAATGTACTATCTAAGTCTATAAGGTTTAAAATGTTAGTTTCCACTCCATTTAAATTATCTATAACCTTTTTAGCTCCAATGTTAGTATTTACTGCAATAACTTCGCCCTCAACCATGGACTTATTAATCTTAAAGAACTCTTGTGTTTCTACATTTAATATACTTGGGTTTGTAAGTGTCCCTAGTGCTTTAAATTCGATTATCATACCACTTTCTACGTTTCCGGTATTAAGAGCATTAACTATTAGGCTTGGCTCTCTTAACCCCATTACAATTCCAACATTTTGCGGAATTACTAAAGGAAAACGAAACATACCTTTCCATAGTGCTATATTAATTTTAGACTCGATAATATCTCTCCAATAAGGTTGAGGACATAAGAGGTCTACTGTAAAACTAACTGTATCGAAAATACTATTTAGCTTACAATTAAATCCCTCGACCTCATATTCTATAGCCCTTTCTATATCTCCATAATTTACGATCAACAATCCTTTATTCTTAGGATTAAAAAAAGAGATTAAATTTTGACGTTCAATCTCCTGACTATTAATACCTTTATAATCCACTATGATAGATATAGGTCTATTCTGTATTCTCTTACTAACTACAACCGAACCATCAAACTGGGCGTTAGAAACTGTATTTAGTTCTAAACTTCCACTATCTATCCCATCTATATTTATTAGTTTGTAGGAGGTATCCTTACTAATTTCTAATGTCCTATTATTACTTTTTAATGTTAATTTAATCTCCAAAAGCTAAATCCCTCCCAACTTTTTTTAATGCTCTAGCGTTTTCGCTTGGTGTCCTCTCTGGATTAACTATAGTTACATTTTGAGTTATGCCATTATCGTTGTTATTTACTACGTTAGATTGACCTCTATAGCCATTTCTACCTACGATACTTGCGGATACTCTAGCCATGTTGTAATCTACTGCTAATTGCATTTTACCAGCCATTCTTTTGAAGTTTTTTTCTATAGACTTTTGCACATTGTCGGCTTCATCCTCAAAACCCACTCCGACACCTTGTGCCATATATTTTCCCACTTCATCACGATATAAGCGAGAAGGGGATTTTATTTTATTGGCATCCTGTGCACCTTTTAACATTCCATCAAAGAATCCAGTAACTTTTTGGTTCAACCACGAACCAACTGACTTAATACCTTCCCAAATCCCTTTAACAATATTAACCCCAATATCCCAAAACTTAGAAGGAAGGTCTTTAACTGCGCCTATAATATTTTTAACCATTTCGCCACCAGCTTCACGTGATTTACTTCCTAGGTCTTTACCGAATTGAATAACTTTCTTAATTGTATTTAGTAGCCATTCCCATATACGACCTGGTAACTTAGCAAACCATTCTATAACCGCATTTACTGCATTACTAACTGTATTAACCATGTTGTTATAAGTTTGTGTTCCCCAGTTAACTACATTATTATACGCCTTTACTAACCAACTCCATATGACTCCTGGTAACTTGCTAAACCATTCAGTTACGCTATTATAAACATTAGTACAAGTTTCAATAAACTTATTCCATGTGTTTGTACCCCATTGAACTATATTATTATAAGCAGTGGTAAGCCATGTCCATATCACAGTTGGTAGTTGTTTGAACCATTCACTGACATTGTAAATGATATTTTCGCAACACTGAATAAATGTATTTATACTATCTGTTGCCCAATTATATATTGCTACTGCCGCAAATCCAAGTCCATAAGCTATCTTATTGGGTAGTTCTAAGAACCAGTTCATCATATTGTCAAGCCATGCGGGAATAGTTTCAGTAAAAAATGCAACAACTGCATTCCATCCATCCGCAAAAGCTTGTTTTACACCTTCCCACCACAAAGGAATACTTACAGTAAAGAACTCAACTATCGAATTCCATCCATTTATAAAGAATTGTTTTATACCTTCCCATAGAGTACCAAACCATTCACCTAGAGAACCGAACCATGCTTTTATACTCTCTATCCAACTAGGTATTGTTTCAGTAAAAAAGGACATTATAGCATTCCATGCATTTACAAAAAAATCTTTTATGGAAGTCCAAGCATTAATCCAAAATTCTCTAAATCCTTCGTTTGTGTTCCATAGAACTATAAACCCAGCTACCAATGCGGATATTGCTATAATAATCCATCCTATAGGGTTCATTGCCATTACTGCATTTAATACCGCTTGTGCTGATGATACTAATTTTGTAGCGGCGGCAGCTCCATGCATAACATTGATGAAATCTGCAATTATTGTTATTACATTAAATACTAATAATCCTGTTCCTATAGTGGCTAATGCGGTTGCAATACCGCTCAATGCATTATCAAGTTCGCCATTACTTAATTTTGTAGTTAAATCACTAAACCATTTAGCTATATTGTCAATTACTTCTTTAGCTGGAGCGCTGAACTTCTCATAAAAAGCTATTCCAGCACCTTCCAACGCTGAACCTAGCAAAGTTAAACTACCTTTCAAATTATTATTCATAGTGTCAGCCATTTCTTGGCTTGCACCCTCAGAGTTGTATATAGCACCTGTTAATTTATCATAATCCTCAGGACTTGCATTTATGACCGCCAACATACCAGCAAGACTTTCTTTACCGAATAATGTACTTGCGGCATTTGCTTTTGTAGCTTCATCAAGTCCACCCATGTTTTCTCTTAATATATCCATAACCTCTTTTAGAGATTTCATAGAACCATCTGTATTGGTAAGAGATATTCCATACTTATCCATAACTCCAGCCATTGCATCTGTAGGCTTAGCCATATTTACCAAAGCAGTTTTTAATGTTGTACCAGCTTGACTTGCTTTAATTCCACTATTCGCCATTATTCCAAGTGCAATACTTGTATCTTCTGCATTATAGCCCAATGAACCGGCTAGGGGAGCAACATACTTAAAACTTTCTCCTAACATTGCTACATTTGTATTAGCGTTAGATGATGCACTAGCTAATATATCAGCAAATCGACCACTATCACTTGCTTTCATTCCAAAAGCAGTAAGGGCATCCGTTACAATATCGGAGGTCATTGCCAAATCTTCACCACTTGCCGCCGCCAAGTTCATTATTCCAGGCAAACCATCCATCATGTCTTGGGTTTTCCAACCAGCCATTGCCATATATTGCAATGCTTCTGCTGACTCTGTTGCGCTAAACTTAGTTTTCGCCCCCATTTCTTTTGCTTTATCTGTTAGCATTTTAAGGTCTTCACCAGTAGCGCCACTTATTGCCTGTACTTTAGACATTCCAGCTTCAAAGTCCATTCCGACTTTAGTTGAAGCTAGTCCGACACCAGCTACTGCGGTTGTAGCAACCATAAATGCTTTATTCATGGTTCTAACCCCTTCTTGCGCTTCAGAGGATATATCGTAAATACTTTTATTCCAATTTTTTGCGGTATTATTAGCTTGTGTGCTAGAATCTCTTTCTATTTCCGACCATGCTTTTTTAAATGCTTCACTTGCTGACATGCCTTGTTTTTTATATTCTGCAGCAAGTTTTGCCGCCTGTGCTCTAGCGCTAGTTACCCCTTTTTCTAAACCTTTATTATCAATAGACGTTTCTATAACAATTCGTCCATCTGCCATTTTCTCACCTCCATTTGAGGAATTCTAAACATAATAAAAGCACCTACGATTAAGTAAGTGCTTGATTCATAAATATTATTTAATTACTTGATTCATCAACCTGTGTTTTAGATGTTACTATTTGAAGCATAGACATTATTTTTTGAGCAACTTCATAGGAATTTTTATAAATAAATGAATCAGTTTGAGTAGAAGTTGTTATTAAATTTATATATGAATTAGGATTGTTCATATCTCTTACTGCAATCTTTATTTTTAACACACTTATACTAGTTTTACTTTTTCTTTTACTTGTATTACTACCAACGATAGCACCTACACCACCAAATAACATACCGCCAACGATAGCCTTACCCAAACCACCCTTAGTAACAACAGTCTCTCCATCCTCAATTAATTCAAAATCTAAAATATCTGAATAATTAATTATTTTAGGATTAAATTTTGGAGATATTAATACCTGTTTTGTATTGTCATTAAATTTTATATATCCAGGCACTTCACTAGTTGAAACAAAATCCTCAATTTCTTTAGAATGTCCACCTTCGATTGAAGATTTCTTAAATCCTCTTGATGCCATAATCATTGAGATACCCACTATTAATACTACTATACCAAGTGGCGGCAATGCTATAGTGAAAAGTATACCTAATATTATAAAAATTATTCCCACAACTAAATATAGTTTAGAATATGTTTTATATTGTTTTTTAGAAAATGCCGTTCCAGCTTTCATAAATATAACCCCCCTATGTAATATATAAGTCAATTATACATTACACAAGGAATAAATTACAATACTTTACTAACATCTCCACCATTAAGTAAAATCTGATTAATTTCATCCAATTTATTTCTTTCATCCTTTGCAATAGGAATTTTATATAACTCTTGCATCTTCGTATAATGTGCTTTCTGCTCTTTGTCTTTAATCTTATTAACATCCATAGCACGATAACCCATTATTTTAACTATCTCATTATCTTCTTTAAGCGCCTTAAACATAGCTTTAAACTTCCACCAATGCAAATATTCTACATCTTGCAAATCAACTCCATACTGGTCTAAAAATGCAGAATAGATATAATCATCATCATAATCATAGGAATAAACATTTGTACTCTTGCCTGTTCCTTTATTTTTATTTTCAACTTCATCTTTCCCGCATCTGTAGAACCACAATATCTTCTCTATAGCCTTGTTTAAGTCTTTAGGTAATATTGGATAGTAAAGTTCTAAAGCTTGTATAATCTTATCTTCCTCACTTATAGAGTTATCTTGCATTAGAAGTTCAAATAAAATAGAGGTGCGAAAATCACTATTAATTTTGTAATCTTCACCCTCTATATCCACTTCTTTAGGTAATAGGTCAATTAAGATATTCATTACTTTTTATTTCTTCTAGTAGCACGATTAGGAGAATATTTACTTGCTATCTTCTCAATCTCAGCACTTTGAGACTTAACCTGTATCACTAATTCCTCAAAAGCTTTTAAGCAAGTTAGTAAATTAACTCTATCACCGAATATCTTCTTATCTGTACCCTCACCAAACAGTGTGTTAAATACCTCAAATATCGCATTACATTGGGTTCTAATACTTTCAGATACTTTCATACCTTCTGTGATTTTTGCTACTTTCTCAACACGTTCTAAGGCATCCTCCCACTTCTCAGCTACCTCTAAATCTAATATATCTATATCTTGTAATTCTACATTGTTAATTTTCATTCTCATTTACCCCTTTCTTATTACGGTGCTGGTGTGAATCCTTCTGTGAATGTTTTTGCAGTAGTGTCGAATGTTCCTAATACTGGGTCTGTAATGCCTAACAAACTTCCCTCTATAGCTAATTCTCCATCATTAACAGAGAATGAGTCTACTGCAATAGCTACTTTGAATTTTCTTGCCCTAAATCCAGAGGTCTGTGCTGGTTTATCTAAATCCACTATCACATATTCCGTTTCAGTATCTGCGCCAGTTTTTTGCATTTCTCCAATATCTCTAATATATTCTATAACTTTTTCACTAACAATTTGATCTGCATTGAAACTTGAACTCCATTCGTATCCAGTAACACTTTGAGTTGCGCTAGATTGATTTATATATCTCTTGCTAGTTGTTTGTGCGCTAGGACTCTCGTTAAGTTCTGTAAATCCTGTTGAAGATAACTCAAAAGCATCAGCAACCTTTAAGTAGTTAGCTTGTATATCTCTTTTTCTAATTGCCATTTATATCACTCCTATTTCTTCTTTAAATATTTTAATCTCATTTGCACCTGGAACTGAGCAGTATCTTCTGTTACTGCAAACGCATAGCCTGTGCTAGTAACCTTAATTTCTAAAGGCTCTAATCCATTATCAAGTAATGGAAATATTTCATTATCATTATTATTTTCTATCCATTCAGCGAATTTTTCATAGAATCCAGAGTTATCTATATTCTGCAATACATCAACTCCATAAGGTTCTCTACTCGTAAATATAAAAGCATATTGCCTTATACTGTCTCCGTTAACATACTTCTTTACTATAGGTTCTATTGGAATTTCTTCTATGGAATAGGTATTTGCAGAAGGTTCGAGGTAATTAACATTAACTCTAATTGCATTATTAAACATATCTAGGTAAGGGCATTGTCTTATATAATTTCTTAAGCTTTCAATTATCATTTTGCCTTACCTCCACAAAATTCTGCAATTGATTGAACTATTTTATCGCCATGGTCTATAAACATTCTCTTATCCCAAAACTTGCCACGTAAACCACCTTGTGAAGTTCCACTTCTACCATTACCTTTATTAGTGTAATATTGTTTCTTAGCATATGGCGCAGAATATATTATTCTATCACTTTCTAAAGTAATCATCATATCTTTTAATCTACCTGTCTTGAATGGGATGTAATTATTAGAATACTTTGCTACTTGCTTTGTAAATTCTACTTGTGCCTTTCCGTTTTTTCCTAAATACCTTTTCAATAATATCTTTTGAGTAGGGTCAATATCAACTCTAACATTAGTAGCCATACTATACCCCCTCTACTTCCATATGCCCTGGTAGTGTATCATTAACAGACTTAACGTCTATTACATTGTCGTAAGTATCCTCTAAGTCAGATAGCCTGTAGGGTGATATTCCTGTTACTTCAAAGGATACATCCCCTTTAACTATCTTGTCCCCATCACTAGCAAAAGTGAAATAATTAGGTCTTTCGGCATCTGTTAGTTTTTTAAATCTCTTAGGTGATACATAATTATCTAGCCTATCTATAAAAATCAAGGTGCTATCTGCAAGTAATAAGCCATTGTTGTTTATAGTAGAATTATGTTTACTTTGCCAATCAACATCTTTAATTACAGTTCTTTGATATTTGTCATAACCTAAATTGTTGTCATAGTATCTATTGTAGATAGTAATATCTGTGTTTGGAAATAAAACCATATTACCACCCCACTATATAAGGTCTAGGCAATAAGGCTTTTACACCACCAGTTATACTAAATACTTCAACATCATCACCAAAGCTATATGACTTATTTCCTTCACTAACTGTTTTTATCCCTGGTATTCTTTTAGCACTATCTAATTTAATAGTATCCTCAATTATTTTCTTTATTGCCAATGGAAATTTACCTTTTATATATTCATCTGTCCACTCAGTTTTATTCTGTACATTAAGATAATATCTAATAGAGTTTATAGCCGCAGTTTCCATTTCTGTGTCTGTAAAGGTCATATTAACCACCTACTTTTTACCCTTTTTATCTTTTTTCTTTTCTTCTAGCTTTTCTTTTTCCATCTCTCTTCTTCTACGATTAAATCCTGTTATGGACATCTTAATTCCTCCTTAAAAAGAAAGAAGAGGAAAGTTCCTCTTCTATAATTTGTGCTTAAATGCTACAATTCTAATATTTTTATTTTCATAGACTCTATTCCAGTTAGTAGCAGTTCCTAATTCTGTGTTTGTTGGAGATGAACCAGCTACGCTTGTGCTAGTGAATTTTACTCCTCTAGGGTGTAATAAGAAGTGTTGTCTGTTGATAAGTATATCTTCACCAGCTAAAGAATCTCTGTCGGTTTCTGTTGGTACTGGTGCTGCTCCGTTTCCTTCTCCAATAGCACCCTCCCCGAATAAGTAAGTAGTATATACATCTGTATCTACTGGACAGCCATCATCTACTATTACTCTCTTATTCATGTAGCTAGGGAACTCAACAACCCCTTGTGAATTAGGGATATACTGAATCAAGTTTTGTTGTTCTAATGAAGTAAATGTAGCAGAATGCATCATAGTTGCAGTTAATTTACTAGAGTTATCTCCTAGTTTATTTTTAGCCGCTATAAAGCTAGTACCACTTATTTTTTCAGCTCCACCAGTTAATGCAGATATATCGTGAACATTTCCAGACATTGAAGCCGAAGAGAATACACCTTTTAATTCTGCAAGTAAAACCTTTTGTTTCATTCTTGCCCAGTATTCAGCAACCAAATCTCCTATTGCTCCCATAGGATCATCTCCACTAAGTGCTTTTGCAAGGTCATTAACTCCCCATGCTTTACCTCTCATTAATAGTACTGCAATATCTTGTCCAGCGCCTATCTTTCCTGGTGTCAATGCAGAATTATCAGATAATACTTCATCATCACCGGTTAAATCTTTCCAATATGGCATATTTATTAATGTTCCACCACTCATTGCAAGAGTATCTAGTTGCGGATCTCTTACTATAATTCCACTTCTAACTAATGCAGATAACTGCGCAGTTCTTTCTATGATATACGGATTAAACACCTCTGGTACTATTACATCACTTATTTTTGTCATTTTTATCTCTCCTCTTAATTTAAATTATTTATTTGCACTAGCTTTTAATGTACTTGCTAATGCTGGATTTTCTTTTAGTATTCTAGCCTGTTCTGTTAGGTTAAAATGTTCTTTACTAAATGGGTTTTTCAAAGTTGTAGTTTCTCCCTTAGGAGGTACATACTCCCCACCTTTTAACTTCTCTTGTACTAAGCTATCTACAGTACTCTTAAACATATTTTCAAACTTGCCTATGTTTTCGTTAATAACTTCTTCATTGTCTGCAATAATAAAATTTACTAACTCACTAGGTAGCTTTTTCTCGTTTAGGGTCTTAGTGTATTTAGCCATAAGTTCGGCTTTTGTCTTTTCTTTTTCCATGGTTTCGAGTTTCTTTTCTAACTCCAAAAGTCTTATTTGTTCTGGAGTTTTACCCTCGTTACTTTTCTTCTTTAGTTCATCCTCAATTATTTTAGGTAGCTTATTCTCAGTAAAGTTCTTTTCAAAGCTTGAAACACCCTTACCAACTCCGCTATCTAAGGTAGATTGATAATAACCTTTTATTGTATTGTTATCTTGCAAGATTTTTTTAAAGTCCTCTAATGTAATGTTATTAACATCAAAGTCCTTAGCTAAAGACTTTATTTCCTCATGTTCTTTTAGTATGTCAATTACTTCTGCTTCATCTTCCATACTTTCTAATAATTTAAGTAAATCTATCTTTTTCAATGTTATCTCTCCTTTTGCCCCTTAAAGTAGTTACCCCTTAAAGTGCATATTTTTGCATAATAAAAAGCTTAGTTTCCTAAACTTTAATTAATCTTTTTACTGTTTTACCGCAATCATCACATTTATAAACATAAACTTTACAAATGTTAATGTTATCTATATATTCTCTTAAATATTTCAACTTACTATGTTTACAGTAGTGTTGCTTTATCTTTAATTTTAAAAGCATTACTCCTCCTTAATTTTAAGCATAATAAAAAGCCTTATTTATAAGACTTGTCATTCATTATTTTTAAAAATTGTTCTTTACTTGCTAAAACATAAAGCCAAAACATAAATATAGCCATTAGTAGATTAAGTATAGGTGTGAATCCTATTATAATAAATCTGATCCATACAAACCATTTCTTTTCACTTGTATTATGAGGTTTAATTTCCTCTTTATTTGCATAGCACCTTACACGTTTTAAGATATATGTTAAATAAAATAATCCTATTGTTACTAAATAAAATTTTAACATTGCATTTACCCCACTTTCACTACTTATAAAACATTTATCTCTTTAAATAATTTAACCATTTTAGGTATTTGTTTAGCGAAATAATCTACCATTTCTTCATTTCTTGCCCAATCACAACATTCAGCCAAGCCACTCTCTTCTATAAAAGCGTGAATAATCTCATGCCGAGTTACCTTATTCTCAAATTGCTTTATATTTTTTAAATCATCAGACTCTTCACTAACGAATAAGCCTATATTTATTTCTTTTATACTGTGGTCGCAAAATCCATAATTAGCATTCATGTTTTCATTTTCACTCGACAAAACATCTTGATTTAATGTGTATTCTGTGCCTAAAATGTTTATCTTTTTACTTTTCATATTTCCCCCTATTAATTAAATCTCGATTTTTCTTTTAAATATACAAAAACATTTATTAAAAATATTTATCTGTATCCACGCTTCTGCATATCTAATCCCGTTCTCCTCGTATTTAGTAATGTAATGATGCATATTCATTCCCCCTATTTTATTATTTTAAAGTAGCTACCTAGCCACCTCATTAAATCCTCGTCATCCAGGGTGTATTGTTCCTGGTGCATCTTCTAAATTATATATTTTACCATCTATGCCAATACATATCTCGCAAATTCTATTATCTAAAATTTCATTTCTTTTTACTTTTTCAACGCCTGTTTCTTTGCAAAATCTTATAAAAGCATCATTGGAACATCTATTGACCTCTGTTTCAACTAACCTAGATGCATTATATTTACTAGCATTAAATCCTTTTTGAATATTATTTTTTATATCATTAACGCCTATTTTGCCATCTAGAAACTTTTTAACTTGCCTTTCTAGGTATTTAGAAACTTCATTTTCGTTATCCCATACCCTAGTTGAGAAGTGTTTTCCTTTAAAATTAGCTTCAATTATCTTTCTAACATCTTTTAAGCCTTTATTGTAGCTATAGAAATTAAAGGTTTTTCCTGTGATGCTAGTTAGGATATTTAATATAGTTTCTTCTTGTAATGTTACTTGTCCCTTAGTTGCCTTTTTAATGGCTTTAGTTAGCCTTAGAAGTTCTTTATTCCTCTGTGCTATACTAAGTGCCATTACACCTTCTAAAACTGTGTAGGTAAGCATTATTAAGGCTATTTCTTGAAGTAATTCTTTTTCATTTTCCTTTTGCTTATCATAGACTTGCTTCATCTCTTCGTCGGCTTCATCATATAGACTTGCTATAAACTTTTCTTCTTTAGTCATTATATAACACCTTCAAAGCCCATGTTGTCTGTGGGTACTCCTGTTAATTCTTCAACTCTTTTTATCTCTTCTAGTTTCTTTTGATATAGAACCTTACCATTTTGAGTAAATGAGAATAAATTCAATCCGTCATCCGCTGGCATCCAATCTTTAATATAAGATAGCATTTGAGCCGTAGCCATATCGTCAGAAGGTACGTTCATAGTAAAGTTAATCTTTATATCTCTATAATTATAATTCTTGTTATAAGCTAAATTAAGGTATTTAAATAGTATTTTAAGTCTATTTCTTATACCATCCCTAAGACATTTCTGTTCTAAGGTGATTTTGTTTCTTAAGTTTATGATCCTACTTAATATTGCCACACCACTGAGGTTGCTTTGCATATTCTCATTACTGTTTATAGATTGAGATATTTGATATATTTTATCTTCTAATACATCCACTAACCTATTTACATAATCCGCATTAGCGTTTTTAGTAAGGAATCCAGCATCAACGTTCTCGCCTTCTAATTCGATAATTCTTTTATCTTTCATAGTGTCAGCGAAATCTTTATCAACAGTTACATTCTTAGTAAAGAAATAACTATCCCTAAAATCATTATCATTATTAAGCCAGTTAGAAATTGCCTTTTCAAATCCATCTTGTAGACTTTTAATGTCATTAAAAACAGTTTCAAATTCTTCTTCATCTAACATTACAATGGAAACTGGTACACCTAAATATGTTGTAGTGGCTTGACTTACCTCGGTAAAATCTTCATTAAAGTGGTAAATTATATTATCACAATATACATCCATAAATAAAGTATCATCTAAATCCTTTTTATAGAAATAGATAAACATTTCTGCTTCATTTTCATTATTAACATAAGCAATAGAATTTAATGGTGTAGTTACTTTGAATCTAATTTCATCATTATAGATGTAGCCTAATTCGTAAGCCTTACCAAAAATAAGCATATTCTTATATAGTAAACTGTCTAGACTAGATTTTTGTATTTGAACATTATACTCTATATCCTCTATACATGCTTCATCTTCATTTCTGTGTGTATAAGTAACAGGACTACCAACTCCATAGGCTACGTGTTCAGTAATAAATTTCTTAACATAGTTAGTTTTAATAACATCATTACTTCTACCATCAATATTTTGATATACATTTTCTGTATCTGTTTTGCCTATGTAGTAGTCATACATCTTTTGATATAAAGACAAGTCATTAGTGTATTTATCTTTTAGTTTTCTTGCTACTTCTAAGTCAAATTTCATGTTCTCACCTTCTTTCTATATTCCTAATACTTTTCTATCTAATAACCTTATAACTCCACGTGTTTTAATTTCTTTAAGTGCATCATTTAACTCTGCTAACATGTCCACAAAGTCATCATGTACCGAATATTGTTGCCCTTGGAAATCCATTATTTGTTCAACTGCTGCAGAACTATCTTGACAATCACTATTAATAATTATTTGTCCGTTGTTGATAGGATCTATAATAGTAGATATTTTTTCATCTTTGTTTTTCTTCTGCATTTTATTAATCCACTCAAACTTCCTACCTCTTAACCTTGGGTCAGCTGCAATCAATTCTTTCATTTTTAACACATCCGACCCGTTGAAGGTATTCTTTTCAACACTAATATGAGTTATATCTTTCCAATCTGCAAGTAAATCCACCGCAGTTTTGCAATACTCATTGAAGCTTAGCTTTTTCATAACTAAATCCCTTACATAAGTAAAGTCATTATCTGCTTTAGAACCGACTCCCATTGCAGTATAGTCAGATTTTTTATTTGTAGTAGATGCTGGGTCAATACAAAGCATGGTTTTTGTGAATTTATGGCTTTCAATCTCTTCTGTGGTCTGTGTTCTTACAGATTTAAACCACTTTTCACCTATAGATGTCGCATCATTCATAAGTTCACTCATGAAAGCTATTCTATTTTCCCAATACTTAATTGCTAAATCATCAAAGCAATTCCATTTTTCATCCCATAAAGTTTTAAATTGCATTTCTTCTTTATGCTCTTCATAAAATTGTCTTGCCTTTTCTTTTCTTTCTTCCTTTTTTAGCTTATCGTCAAAATAAATCCTTTTGCACTTTAACCATAGGTCACTATCGAATATATCTTCTACAGTTTGTCCTTCTTTAAGCAATATTGCCCTTCTTAATACAGTGTAATAGTCATTATTCCTTGATAACTTGGACATTAAGCAATCTAAGTGTAATATAGTTCCTATTGCTATTATCTTGGTTGCAGATTTAATCTTTTTACCTTTTCTATATACTGCTTTATCTCCAACCTCTTCAACCTCTTTAGTCCATTTGTTGTAAATCTTTTTCCTCGCTTCATCTGTAAGGATATTCTTATCATCTTGGAAGTCATCACCAATAAATACAGTAGGTCTAATCTCACCCCACTTAGAACCTCTCACAGAAGTACCACTTCCAACAGTTCTTATGTAAGTTCCATTAGATAACTCAAATTCATTGGAGTTTATTGTCAGCTTTTTATTATTTCCATAAAGTTGACCAAAACATTTAATTATTTTTTTATTTTCTTTAAATATCCTTTTAATAGAATCAAGGAATTGTGTTCCATCATCATCAGTTTTAGCACCTATGAGAGTATATATAGACTTCTTATAACAATGTAGCCATACTGCTGCCGCCATATCAAATATAGTTGTCTTTGCAAAACCTCTAGGTTCTATAATTGCCGCTTTATCATATATATCATTAATAAAAATATCATTTGCAATATCCCATAGTTCATAATGCCCCTCAGATAGTTCTCTAGCCACATTGGAATCTTTAACAACAAATATATCAGCCATGAAGTATAGGCAAAAGAACGCTATATCTTTAGCTCCTAGTGCCTTAGCTAATTTATCTAAATCGGTTTTATTAGCAGTTATTAGCTTTAATGCTTTATCCTCACCATAGTACTTAGATAGGTACTTATTTAGTATATAGACTTCATACTCTATCTCTGTATTAAATTCTTTATTATCGTAATATACCAAATAATCACCTCCAAATAAAAAAGAGAATAGCTATTAACTACTCCCTAATAATCCAATGCCTTTTATCAGCATATCTATTTATTTTAAATCCTAACTTTCTTATGGTAGACATGAATTTTTCACTAACTTCTACCATGCTTTTTATGTTTTCCACTATTTCATCACGTTGACTTTGATTTATTTTCTTATTTAACCAATTTTCTTTGATGTATTTTCTGCATTTTATAACTTCCTTAGTTTCTTCAAGCATTTTAACATCTTTGTAGGTAGTTTTGTGTATTCTTCCACCTCCACAATGTTTTCCTGTACCATTTTCTATAGTGTGGTATATATCACTATAATATTTTTCACGTTCATATAACACCCATTTAGTTTCCTCAGTAAAGTAATTGAAAACTTCTAGTATTACAAACTGGTATTTACCACTTTTAAACAATTCATTTAATCCCTCATTTTCATGAGTCCCCTTTTTACTTCTTTCTAAATGCTCCGACCATCTTCTCGCAAAGCTTGTTAATGTACTGCCTACGTAAACTATTTTATTTTTTCTTTTATCCATGATGCCATATACACCAATCAAAAATATATCATTGGTTATTTTATATTCTGTAGGCTCTATGGTTCTTTCAAACTCTAAATACTCCATTTTTATTCCTCCTCATATTCTTTTATTAGGTTATAAAAAGTATTCCTTTTAAGTTCTAATAGTTCCATAGCTTTGACACCAGTTATTTCTCTATTTTTCCACTTAGGATAAACTTCTTTCCAATTAGGAGGAAAATCTATTTTCTTTCTACCTTTATAGGCTCCTTTTTCTTTTGCGATAGCAATGCCTTCTCTTTGTCTTTCGAGTAGGTTCGCTCTCTCAAATTCATTTATGGCTCCTATCATGGTAAGCATTAACTTTCCAGTTGGGGTAGATGTATCTAAGTTTTCTTTGACACTTCTTAGATGCACACCTTTATTGGTTAGTTCCTCAACTATATCTAATAGATCCTTTGTACTTCTAGCAAGTCTAGAGAAATCCCAAATATAAATTGTATCTCCCTCTCTAGCAAAATCCATTACAGCTTTTAACTGTGGTCTATCAGTATCTTTAGCACTTACCTTTTCAGTAAACCATTTATCTATATCGTATTTTTTAAGTCCTTCCAGTTGTCTATCCTCATTTTGTTCTACTGTCGATACTCTAACATAAGCAATATTCATAAATAAACACCTCCGAGTTTGAAAAATAATAAGAAACTTTATAGGGGGAGTGGACGTGGTGTCGGTAAATCCCAATTTAGAATGTACCCCCCTCTTTATTCTTATTATACCAAAGCGTTTATTTGAAATCAATAACTTGTGCAAACATTAATTTATTAATTGTGCTTTATAACTTTAAATAAACATTTATAACTATATTTATATTGTCTGTATAGATTATACTCTATATAAACACTATATAATATCTTTCTCGAGGTCAGCAATAATACTATCTATGTCCTCAATCTTCTCCTTGTTCTCGTCCTCGCTAACATCTGCAACTCTTGTTGTTGACTTACCTAGAGCTCTATCAACCAAGTATTCACAAGCACTCCGACGTTCCTTGTCATTCTTAGAGGTAGTAGCAATCTTGTGTAATTCATCTAGATAAACCCCTAATTTACTAACTACTTTAGCTTCAATGTTAATTTTAATATCCTGTCTTTGCTTGTCTAGCTCAGCCTTAAAATCTTTATTATCCAACCAATTATACAAAGTAGCTCTACCAACACCGCATATCTTAGCTATATCAGTCATTGACTTACCTTCAATAATATATTCAATAGCCTTTAAATGTACATCTGTAATAATCATAACTACTATTACACCTCCTTATACATCCATACAATTTTTAATAGATATCGTCTAAATGTGTCTAATATATATCTAACGTTGTCTCAAACGTCTATTAACTCTCTTATAGCTATCATGTTTCATACATTCCGCTATATCACTATAAGGATCGTATAATACATTAAGCCTTTCACATTCTCCCCTATATCCTTTATCACAACATGGATTATTATAGTTACATATACAAGTTTTCTTAATATCTTTATCGGGATTAACTAATAACTCTAACTTAATCATCATACTCACCTCGCTTAATATTTATATAATACAAAAGCACCTAGACTCTAACCACCATGAAAGGGTGATTTATCTAAGTGCTTTAGGAACTCACTCCGCAACTTGTTGGATGAGCTAAATAGCCAGTTATAAATTTACTATATCCGGCACTCTTAATCTACACATGGCAGATAAGCTATGTATCGTCTTACCCACTCCATTACGATACTTGCTAGACTCCCAATCTCTAGCACCACACTGTAGGATTTAACCTACTCACTTTTCTAAAAACAATAGGGGTAAATGGGGAAAATAAAAAAGCTGGATATAATATACCCAACCTTCTACAATATCAATATAACACATAAAAAATCAAATGTAAACGCCACGAACACGCCACTTTCACGCAAAAGTGCGCCACTTTATACGCCATGTATTTGAACTATGAACTACTTATTTAAATTTTGTTGTTCAACCAGTGCTTTTCTATAAAGAATGTTAAAATTCATTTTAGATATATTTTCCCATTTCCCATCTATAAAAGCATATACCTTGTGACAATCTACACATTCACCTAAGTCATGGATATTAATACAACTTCCAATATGTCCACCACATTTACATTTTCTATTTATCATAAATTCACCTCAATTTACTTCTCAATATTTGCAATTATTCATTCTCTCTACCTTCCCAACTTCTTAATCAAATCCCATATACTAAAGCTAGTCTTATTATAAACCTTATTATACATAGCTTTCTTTGGCTCAAATATCATCCCTGTGCCCTTCTTTCCGTAAAGAGGATAATTGTACTCTTAACTTTTCTCTTAAGCTTAGCAGTCGTTCTAGCCTTAATTGATTTCTTTAAACTTGGTGTTCTTAATCCTAACTTCATAATTATCTCCTTTCTTTTATGCCCCTTTATTTGCAATTAATATAACATCTTCCTTATCCATATCTATTTTAGTTACTTTCAACTTTGCTTTTTCAAAATCTTCACTTTCAATTCTAGCTTTTCTTTCTGCATGAAGTTCATCTTCTGCTATTACCACCATTGCATAATCCTCAACCCATCTTATATTTTCTATTCTCTCAACTAAATAACAGTTCATAATTATTTACCCTTTCTTTTAACTATTTTTATAATTACATTCTCGCCTTTTCTCTCAGTATCTACTTTGATATCTAAATTTAAATCATTTATAGCTTTAGATGGGTTCTTTATGTATCTTTGATAAAACATCTTATCTTCTATTTTAGCACCTTGTCCTAATATATTTCTTAATCCATCCATACTCATAGTTACACAACCTTTATTACCTCTAAGTATGGTTAAGGCATATAAATAGAATTTCAGATCATAAGTCTTTTTTAATGGGCATATATTTTTAATTGATATAGTTGTAAATCCACCTAAACACTTTCCTTCTTCATCTTTAGAAACTTTATCATCAATTACAGTTAATAACTTTGCTGCTGACTCTGTGAACAATACTTCTATCCTTCTTTTGTCATTATTGAATATAATCTTTTCATAAAGAGATATTACAGTATAATTACCATCACTCCATAAACCTATAGTACAAGCATCTTTTAATAAATTCTTTTCTATATCTTTAAAATTGTTTTTATCAACTCTGTTTATATTATTTAAAATTTTCACTTCATCATAGCTTATATTAACTTCCAATTCTGACACAATGCCTATTTCTTCTATATCAACATCTATACTTGATGAGTCAATACCAAACTTCTTATTATTAACCGCCTTATTCCTCTGTATTTCCTTCTTGATTGCCACCGCTCTTGATTGCAATTTTCCAAAAGCATAATAGAATAGTTTTTCTTCTTTAGTCGTTAGGTTTTTGAATTGTTTAAGTACATCATTATCCATAATTAAATGGTCTAAGAAACTACCTTTCATTACTATCACTCCTTAATAATATTATATCATAGTATCAAGATTTTATATTTAATGTTACTATAAAAAATAAAAAAGAATTGTAGGAAAATAGTTCATCCGTACTCTCTGTCAAATGAGAGTATGCTATATGTTATATATACTCCTGTTAATAACTTTTGTTAATAACTTATATGACAAATCCGCAATATATTGATATAACTTAATTTACAAGGTGTAAAGGTAACAGATTTTAGCAAGTTGGTAACAGATTTTAGCAGTAAAGTAACAAGTTTTAGCAACGTGGTAACAGATTTTAGCAACCCATAAGAAAAGACTAGGTTTTACCCTAGCCTAAATTCTTCTCTATCCTTTGAACTGTTCTCTCACCTATTCCTAAAATATCAGCAGTTTCAGCTTGTGTGCATTTCTTAACCTTTCTGAGAAACTTAACCTTTTGATAATTATTAGTAAGTAATCCTAAGTATTCATTGATATCAACTTCTGTCTTCCTAATTGCAAGTGCATTTTCGCTAAGTTCTAGCAGATTTACAAGTTTCTCTCTTTCCGCCGAATAATCCTCTATATGAAATTCTTTGTTACCACCTTTGATAGTATCGTAGTCATTATAACTTGTACCTTTTCCATATCCTTTAGGCATAAAAGCTTTTTTATATAGCCTGTCTAAATCATCTATCTGCTTTTTAGTCTGCTTTATAATAGACTCTAATTCCTTTATTTTATCTATGTTATTCATCATCCACCACACCTATTTCCCACTCTCTAAATTTAGCTTCAAACGTATTTTGTATATAAATCCAGCCGTTTTTTATTTTATCAATTTTACAAAAACATTTTATTGGATATGCATAAATAATTTTGTTTAAATATTTATCTTTCAATTCTTTATCTGAATCAAATTGATTATTATTTATTCTTTTACCCCTAAACTTAATCTCTCTCATTTTCTACCTCCTACAATCTATATTTTTCTTTCAGCTTTATACATTCTTGTATGACAATGCTTAAATTCTCTCTTTGGTTAGTACTTTGATTTATAAATTCCTCTAGCATCTTATAGGCACTATCACATTTGCTTTTATATTCCTCCCTATGGCGTTTTACATCTTCATCAAAGGCGTTAGGTCTATTAGAATATTTACTATCTATAGCGCCGAATTTAGGGACTTTATCACCGTTGGTATATCTATTCATTTTCTACCTCCTCGATAAACCCCTTATTCTTAAGAGTATCTCTCACACCATATCTTAAAGTGTGATATATTTCACTTCCCATAGCTGACTTGTCTGTAGGTCTTATCATTGTCTTGAAATCACGTTCTAAAGCCTTAATTCTTGCATATAGGGTTTTAGGTTCATACTGTGCCCTATACTTCTTATTCCTTATGTTATAGTCAAAATTCTTATCTTCCATCAATATAAAGAACTGTACTTCATGCCTATTCATATTTGCAAATTCATATTTAAGCCTGTTGTAATCAGTTTTTAGTACCTTCTCTAAATACTCTTTACCTAGCAAGTCAATTATTTCTTGATTAATACTATTTATGCTATCAATTTTATTTTTTAGATTCATGGCTAATTCATCAATACAAAATTTTCTTTCGATAACTATATCATTAGTGAAATATATATCCCTCTGTTGACCTTCAAAACTCCCATTAGGTAGGTAACAACTATAATCCCCATATTCAAGCTTTTGAACCTTGTAAGGCTTTTTCTTCTTATCTAGCCAATCTATGATATGGATATTTGCATTTTCTCTACTATCAACAATAGTAATCATCTTATCTAATATCTCTTTTAACTCTTTATCTCCGAATTTATACATCATACTTTCTCACCTTCAATTTTACTCAATTTTATTGTATTCAATCTATAAGGATGCAGGGGTTACCTACACCCTTGCTTAGTTCTGCTTATTTTTAAATTGTGAATTAATATAATGCACACATTGGGTTTGGGAAAAAGCCTTTAGGATACTTTGCATATTCCCTTTTTATTATTTTCTTTTGTTCATTTGTGAATTTCCCAAAAGTATCTATTTCTTCATCCGTAATATTACCTTTCTCAATATATTCTCCTAATGCTAATATTACATATCCTTGATGTAAGCCATATTTTCCACCTTTTAAAATATAGGTTATTGTTTTACGTGTTTCTTTCCCAGTATAACCTTGCTCCTGAATAACTACTTCTTCTGGACCGGTTGAATCCGTTAACCCTTGGTTATATTCTTTAAGTATTAATATGTCCCCTACTTCAAAACTTCTATCATCTTTCCTTATTTCAAAGGTCTTTTCACCACTTACTACTGCTTTAAAATATTGTGGTAATGTTTTTAATTCATGTACCATTTACTTCACCCTTTCTACAAATTTAAAATTATTAATTAAAGCAAACATCCATCTATAAGCAATAAGCAAGGGTTGTATTCGCTTGTATATCGTTCAAATTCTTTTAAATAATGGTCGTTCTTAACACCATAGCCATATTGAGTTATAGCCTGTTCTCTTGTTAATTCTGTAGGTTGTTGCTTTTTATCCACTTCTTCAATATCGCAAACCTCTTCTACATACTCTTTGATTGCATCCTCCATACTGTCAGCACCTATAAGTGCATAGTATTCAAATTTATCTGTTTTAAATTCATAAAATTTCATTTCACTACTTCCTTTCTACATATCATTTTGTTGACGTCAACAATATGGTTACTTTTCTATCCACTTTCTTGTGAATATTCCATAAGTTCTGTTAAATACTAAACCTCTATTACCAAACCTAAATATCCATTGCCACCAAATACCATTGGTATACTGAATGAAATATTTGCTAAATCCGATTCTGATTGTTCTCATATTTTCACCCTCGGTCTATCCTTTAACTTCTCTAAATGCTTACCATACTGACTCATTACATAATCAGCATCTAACCCCATCTTCTGCAATGCTCCTAAACAACTTTGTACTACATCAAAGAACTCCTCCACTGAATTAGTTGCATCACCCTTGATTACTGCTTGTACAAACTCGTCAACCTCTTCATATATCTTCTTAATCTGTTCACCTTGTGTAATTCCATCTAGGTTAATATTTTTAAGTTCTATCATCTATTTTCACCCCTATTTTATATACATAATTCTTTAAATTTCGGTAATGTTTCTATCCAATCACATAAATAACGCCACTCCGGTAACCTGTGGTTTTTTCTTTGCTTATAAACTGTTTTTAGTTGTCTATAGTTAGTCGTTAGCCTTGCAGTTAGCTGAAATCCACATGGATTACTATAGAGTAGTTTTAGGTAGTCCTCTTTATCCTGTGTGGTGTTATATCTATCTTTTAACTCCTCCATGATAGTTATTATCCTAGCATCGACGTACTTGTTATATTGCTTTCTAAGGTCAAATTTTGCTATCTTGTGCATAGTTGATTGGCTACTCACAAAATCTATAAAATTATATCTTCCTAACTCTACCCAAGCTTTATTTGAAAATGTTAGGTCAAAAGAAACTAGTATTCCATTTAAGAAATTATCATGCCCAGTACCTATCTCTGTTGTACCTAGTTTTTGGCATAACCCATTATTGATATTAATTATCTCTGTATCTGTTGCCATTGGATAAGATGCCGCCTTTAAACTCTCTTCCATATCATATATTTTTACATTACTAATCATTCTCTCGCTCCATTTCTGTATAATACTGCTATAAACAATATGTCGAAAACTATAATTTCCATTATTATTTTTAATAGCATTCGTATTACCTCCTAATATTTTTGGTATTATGAATTAAAATACTACAACCATACTCGGAAATGGAGCAGCATTTTTACACTCTCTGAACTTTAATCTCCCTTTTAAAAACCTTATTTCTTTAGCTTTATTATAAATATAATTATGGAAATATCTCGTATCTGTCCTAGCTGGAATTAGCATTATGACAGTAGTATTTTCTTTTAAACTTTCGTTATAGCATTTCTCTACCCACTTTCCTAGAACCTTGCCATATGGAGGATTGCAAAACACTATATGCCCTTTCCAATCCTGTTTTAATCCATCTTCTACTATAGTAAAATGTTTTTCACATTTAGCATTTTCATGTGTACTGCATGGATCCAAATCAAAATTGAATTCTTCATTAAGTTTTTCATAAAAATCTTGTGGCGTACTCCATAGATCTGTTTTACTTGAAAACATTAAATCATTGTTCACTATTTCTCACCTATTTTCATATTTAAAAGTATGCAAAGGGGAAGTTAATCCCCTGTTATATTTCCATTATTTGTTAGAAAGGCATATCAGAATTATCTACTTCTGATGCTCCAAAATAATCTTGTGGCACATCACCACTTTGAGTATTGTTAGTGTTGTTATTTTTCTTTCCAAACTCTAAGAAACTTACTTCGTCAGCTACAACCTCAGTAATGAACACCTTGCCACTCTTTCCGTCATAACTTCTAGTTTCAATTCTTCCAGCTACACTAAGCTGACTACCTTTCTTCATGTAATTAGCAGTGCTTTCAGCCTGTTTACCCCATACTACTATTGGGATGAAGTCTGCATCTGGTTGACCTTCTTTTTTAAACCTTCTATTTACCGCCATTGTAAAGTTACATACTGCTGTACCTGTTCCTGGTGTGAATTTTATTTGTGGGTCTTTAGTTAATCTTCCTATTAAAACTACTTTATTAATGATAATCATCTCCTAAATATATTTTTCTTTATTCCTAATTGACTCTCAAATAATAATGAAGAGTCGTAACTATTGTGTTTTCTAGGGTTATTCCCCCTAAACTATAAATCATCTATAATAAATTAACCTTGGCTTATAACCTAATCTTTCTAATCTTCTAACCTCAATTGCAAAATCTCCAAATTCTCTAAAGTTATCATGATTGCAACTTCTTCCGTATATAGGGAATTTATGTCCATTCCTTTGAATTTCTTCAAGTGTATATCTTTCACATGAGTTGAAGTCGTTTGTGTACCCTCCATAACTTCTTTTATCATTATCCTCTGTCTTGATTCCCCAAAATAGTAACGCACCACCTATACCTTTATGTCTATTACATATAATCACATAATTTCTTTCCATTCCTTACCCTCCTAAACTATAAACTTTTTCTTGCCATCATTGTTTAATTCATAGACTCTAATTCCCTTTTCTTTTGCCATTTTTATGAGCTGTATTGAACTTAATTCACCTGTATTAAATTTAGTTATATAATTCAAAAATTCATCTTCGGATACTTCTACTTCCAATATTTCTAAATATTGTGGTTTAAATTCTTTTCTAGTTTTGTCTTTATTTTCAGAGCCTTTTTTAGGACCTCTCTTACCAGCTTTTTCAATATACAATTTCATTTCGTTAGGGTATTTATAACTTATTTCTTCTCTATACCTATTAATTATTTTTGCAAAATTATTAGCTGTTACGTTATATTTAACTTCTACCCCTTTTATGCCACCTAGTTCTATGGCTTCCTTCATGACAAATCTTGCCAAGTTGACACCTTTGTATTTGCTTTTAACTGCTTTCCAATCTCCATGGTCTATAGAAACTCTTCTACCTCTTTCTTTTCCATAATTATTCTTAGTTAATTCTCTAAAATCTTTATACAATTTAGGGTATTCTTTTTCTAGTTCTTTCTTGTATTTACTTACAGTTGAAGCAACCGCAAACCTATCGATTTTATATTTATCTGCTACCGCTTTATAACTGCCTAATTTCATATATAGTTGCATAATTAAAATTGCTCTATCAATGCCCCTATATTCTCTTTTAAGTTCTTGCCAATCCATTTTCTTTCCTCCTAAAATTTATCTTGCAAGTGTAGATATAATCTTTTGGCAGTTTCTTGCCTAATAGTCTTGTTAAGTTCAGCTATATCACTATCTATCTCAAAATTACTCTGTCTTACTAATAGAGTGTTATTGTTAACTATTTCTAACTTGTCCTTAACTTCTTTTATTTCACACCCACACATAGCAATATTTTGCGATAATGTTCCTAAAGCTTTCTCATTAAATTGTGCTACTTCTTCTAAATTTGCATTTATTCTCTGTGCCTGTCCTTCTATATGCACCTCATTCGCTCTAATTTGCCCTTCTAACCTATTTAATTTGTTATTTAGAGCATTTATACTCATTATAAGTAAAGTTGCTTATAAGCCTAATAAGACTAAAATTAATACTAAGTCCATTTTACTACCTCCTATTTAGTCCATAATTTATCTAATAAATTTATATAATTATTAAGTTGTTCGTCTGTAGCATTATCTATATCTAGTGGTAAAAGATTAAAATATGATTCTGTTTCCCTAATGTACTCCCTATAAGTTTGAGTGTTTTCACAATCTTCACAGTCACATATTCTTTTGTCTAAATCTTTATGAGTTAACATTTTCCTACCTCCTACACTCTCTAACTTGGATATATCCACAATCAATGTCGCACTTGTTGAAGCAAATCTTATAATTTTTAGCTTGTACTAAGAAGTAACTTCCTTCATCTGCTAAAACTGTGCCTTTAACCCTCTGTTCTCTATTTGTATCTTCTTTAGTTGTAAAGATGTATTTTTTATCGACTTTTATTTCACTTGATTTCATGGCTTTTACCTCCTTGTTTGTTTGGATTGTGAATTAATCATTTTTCAATGGTTTTAATCTTTTTACTACTTCCTTATGAATTTTCTTGATAACCATGTCCTTTTGTTTATCTGTAAGAAAATAAAAACAACCCATATGGTAAGCTTTTCTTAAACTTTCAACAAATTCTATATCATCGCCAAATGTAAAACCTTGTTTATTTGCTTGTTCTTCAAGTTCGCCACATAATACACCGTAACTAAATCCCACTTCCATTTATATACTTCCTTTCCTTTTCATAATATCTACATTCAAGGTCTTTTGTATTTAAATAAACATTGCAATATACTCTTCTACAAAATTCCTAATTTCTCTTACCTTATCTGCATCACTCGTTTCATTATTATTAGTAATAGTCTTTACTTTTATCAATGCAGAAGATAATCTATCATTACGTCCTCGCGCCCTATCAAACTCATCTTGTATCACCTTTAACAATTCTTCCATTCAAATATCTCCTTTCAATTACGCAATTTCTACAAACTATTTCCTACTTCCCAATCGGAAACAACATTTTCGTATGCACATTGTAAAATATATATTCAAAGTCCGTTTCTCGCTCGAATAAGAAGTCTTGTGGATTGTATCCCTGTTCTGCTAAAAACTCCTTATGCTTTCTTTGTAGCTTTTTAGGATGCTTCATTATTCAAGATTCCTTTCTTCTATTTTTATATTTAAATTTCCACCTATAAATTTTAACAATTCAGCAATTTCGCCTAAATCTTCCGCATATACAAGTTTTGATTTATCCCCTATTCTAACTTCTGCATAATCGAAATAATATTCAACAATAATTTTCTCCACTACTTCTCCCCCTCTATTTGATTAACATTATTTTTAGATCCTATCTGTGCAATTAACTCTCTCATGCTACTAGGTAATAAGTCTTGTTCCTTCTTCCTGGTCTGTAATACTTCTATCTGCTTTAAGAATTGTCCCTTAGTTACTGTTGCTATAGTATCCATGTCCGTTGCTGCTAGTTCTCTAAGTTGGGCCACACTTCCAAAGAACCTTTTAACTATTTCACTATGTTTTTCAAATTCCGTTTCTGTCATGTATGAACCTTTCCTAATCATCTTTAAGGCTTCATTCCAGTGCTCTATTGCAGTTTTATTTTCTTCGGCTGGTGTTACTATCTCCGTTGCTGCTTGTCTAATATCGTGGATAGTTGGTGGAAAACTGCTGGACATTATTGCTTTCTTAGCTGCTATCATGCAGAGATTGAAGTCAATATCGGAAAGACACTCGAACCATGTTTCAAGCAACATTTTAGCTTTATCTCTATCCTTTAGCTTGTCATCTATGCTTTTATAGTTACTTGCTAGTAATGTTAATAGCTGAATGGTTTCGTTCCTAGTCAATGTTGTTTTCCTCCTCCCACAAAGATTTTAAGTTATCTATACTGCTAGATGGATTATTATTGCTTTTATACTTGGTTATATCTTCCTTAAGTTCAAATATCCCTTTCCATGAGTTCATAATGCTTTGTTCTAGCATTGCTATTCTTATACCAGGACTATCATCATTTAGAGATAGCTTGTCTAGTTTATTTAGCATTAACTTAAGGGCATTACTTGTCATTGGTGACCTAATGGCCTTCCTCATTTTAATAAACTCATAAATTGTATTTCTTAATTGCAAATCATCTGTATAAGATTCTATAAGCAAATCAAATTCAGTTTTTCTTTTTTCTTTTTTTATATTAAATGTATTATTAGTTGTATTATTAATTAATGTATTATTCTCTTTTACATTTTTGTGGGGAGGGGTATTTACATTTTTGTGGATACCCTCATTACATATTTGTAAATACCTATTTACAATTTGCTTACTACCCTCTCTATAAATTAACCTCACATCTATATACCCATGGTCTTTTAAATCCTTAATCCATAGTGATATTGTTTTTTTAGATACTCCATACAAAGATGCAAAATAATCATTACTTGCCCAGCAGTATCCTTTTTCATTTGTTAATGCAGTAATCTCTCCATAAATAAGCTTTGAGTTAGCATTTAAATTCGAGTCATATCTTACATTGGCTGGGATTATTGCATAATAACTTTTCTTAACTTCTTCTGCCATTACTTCTCACCTTCCGACCAGTTTGTATCTTCTAGCACGTCTAGGACTTGTTGACAATGGCTATGAAAACCACAATTTTCACAATCATTATTACAAGTGTCTTTATGCCAATCTCTCATGATATTGAATATCTGTTGCCTTTTCTTGTTGTAAGCTTTTGTATTACCGACACTAGTATTACAAGAGTTACACTTATTACTGCGATATTTGAATTCTCTAAGGCTTTTCTCCTTGTGGCATACATTACATACCTTAGTAGTCTTAATCAACTATCTCGACCTCCTCGAACCTGTAAATCTCTACCGAGAAGTCCCTAGAATGTACATAACTATTTAACATGTAGTATTTACCATCTTGTAATTCGGGACTATAGAAAGCTTTTTCCCCTATTTCTTGCTTCCATCTACGACCTGTTTTTATTTTCACCATTCTAAAATCATCCCCTTCTCTGCGACATTAACAACTTTATTTGTAAGTTCTTCTATCTCTCTCTTGAATAGGTCTTTATCTCCATTTCTTTCACTAGCATGAAGTAAAGTTATATCTTTGGTATTGCTTAAATCCCATTTACTTAGATAGCCTTTTAGATTTTCTAAACTCATATGGCTTGTAATTACCCTCTCTTGTGCATTTTCATTTTCTAAGATAAGGCTTTCGGCATAATTGCACTCGATTAGAATGTGATCCACATCATTAAAATTCTTATCCAGTTTATAGGTGTCTGTAGCAAATAATATTTTGCCTATTTCTCTATGACTTAGTAGGTATCCAACACAAGGACATTCTTCGCCATCATTATGAGTATGATATACATCAAAAGGCTGAATTAAGAAATTTCCTAGCCTAAACAATTTGTACCCTCTGTTATCTTCTTCTAACACCTCTATTTCTTCCGCATTTGCCCCTATTTCTTCTTTGACTTGCTTAGAGGTATAAATGCTTGTCTTATCTAAAATCTTCTTGTGGTTTTTGCCTAGGTGGTCTTTGTGTGAATGTGTAATTAAACACCCAACTAGGATTTTATTTTTAGATATACCTTCTTTAATGTGTTTATAAGCTACCCCACAATCTAACATTAAACTTTCTTTCTCTGTTTCTAAGATGTAACAATTTCCCTTACTACTACTTCCTAGGATTTTTAGTGTTACCATTTACTCACCTTCTTCGACGATTTCAGCATCTTGATATTCTGCAAAAGGTATATTTAAATCCTCGGTTTCAGTTTCTTGAATTTCTTCTTTAACCTCTTCTATAGTGCTTTTAATTGATTCTTCCTTAGAGGGTGTCATTTCATCTTCTACATAAAGTGCATTAAGGTCACCAGGGAATGCATCCCTTAAGGCTTGTACTAAAGCGACCTTTTTTATCATAGTGTTTTTCATTTCTTTCCAAGTAGATTGACCTTTGTTGTATTCATCTAAATTAACTTTTGCCACTACTGGAAACTTTCTACCTTTAACATAGACTTCTGCCCATGCCCCTAGAAGTTCATCTGATTTTAATTTGAATGCTCCCTCTACCTCAATTACTTTGTTTTCTCTCAACAGAATTAATCCACTTCTATGTCCTTCGAAGTTAGGGTGTTCCTCTGCCCTTCTCATAAATGCAGCTTTACCTACAACCATTTGTGCTGGTTTTCCTCCATATTTAACTGCATAAGCTTCACCTAAAAATGGATTAAGTTTTCTAAATCTGCATAATTGAATAAAGTTGAAGGCTTCCTCTCTCGTCAATTTGTCATTACCCTTCATAACGAATTGATTTACTATACTTTCACTAAGTCTTACATCTTCACCGGCTACCTTAAAAACTATGTCCTTTTCCTCTTTTTTTGCTACTGCTTTGTTATCTGCCATCCTTATTCCCTCCTACTTTCTCTAACTCCCATTCTCCAAAAACATTTCTGTCAAAAGCTGAATGGGGTGTCGTTATATCTATCATCAATAGCCTAGTTTGTCCTATTCGATTTATGATGCCCTCTATATCAGTCCCTTTGACTCTTACCTCGTCTTTAACTTCAAACATCATCTATCCCCCTTATGGTTTCGCCTGTCCTTGTGTCATATATCTCTCCGTTGTCAATATCCACATCTTGTGATAATATTAAGTCAAGTATATTTTTGTTTTGGTGCAAGGCTATTCCCGTAGCTAAGCACCTATTTACTTCTATATCCGAAACGTCTTTTCTTGTGCATTGCATCTTTTCTCCCATAGTTGCTTTGCCTTTCGTAGATATAAACATCTGCTTCATTCTTCTCAACCTTCTTTTTAGTTGGTTTTACAAGTCCTAAGTCCTTACACATCATACTTACAAATTGGCTTTTGCTTAATTTAATTTCCATTGTCAAACTCCTTCAATAAAGCTTATCTGCTATTAGATAAAGCAATCCGAATACAATTAATCCCCCTAAGATGCTTTTTAATAACTCTTTTAAGTCTTGCTTATTCATCTTTCAAAAACTTCTTAATTCTTGCGGTAGCTTCGGTTATTCTGCTTATACAATCGGGGCATAAATCCATTTTTTCAAAGCTTGTCAAGTTCTCAGTTTCACCACAACAGTAGCATCCTTTTACATACTTTCTTAAGATAACTTCATCCTCGTTTATGAATATTTCTAGTGGTGTACCCTCTTCAAATCCTAGTGTTTTTCTTAACTCTTTTGGTATTACTACCCTTCCTAATTGGTCTACATTTCTTACTACGCCTGTTGCTTTCATTTACATTAACTCCTTATAATTAATATTTAATTTTTTCATTTCATTTTCTAAACATTCTTGTTGTTCTTTGGTTAAAAGTAGTTTGTAATCACATAAATTCTTTTCTTTTGGTTTAGGCTTTTCTATCTTTTCATAGTTGACATATTTAATTCTTTCGACCCAGTACAATCTATCTCCATAGTCTTGTTTAGAACTTCCGAGTTCAGCTCCTATACTCACTTTGAAAAAATCATTTCCAACTTTGCATATAATGGTTACTTTATCTTGTGCATATCCTTGACCGCAATCTAGCCATTCTCTTCCACAGTCCTTAAAATAATCTTCTATTTCTTCCTCTCTGCTTAAATAATTTTCATCTTCAAAAACGTTGTATTCTTTCTCTAAATATTTTTCCATCTTACATTACCTCCTTAAAACTAATTTGATTATTAACCTGTACTATTTCATCCAGTAATACAGTAGGTGCTTTGTAACTAGTGATTATCTCTGTTGCTTTATCTAGCTGACTTCTCTTGATAGCTTCATATCTACTCACGCCGAACTCTCTTTTTAATTGATGCTGAATATCTGCATATACTCGACCTCTGAGTGAGTTATCCTTGTAAGCTGGTGTCTTATATCCTCCTAATGTTTTAATACCTATTCGTCTAACTAAGGCTTGTAATTCCTTACACTCAATGTTGAATAGTGGCATGTTATCCTCTAGTGCTTCAACCTTGCTACTTACTTCATTAATCTTTTGTTCTTGTTCTTCTAAAATTTGAAGTTGTAATTTTAACTGTTCCTTAGGTGATAATATTTTTTTAGATTCGCTTTCAATGTACTCTTTCATTTCTTCAAACCTATCCATGTATCTGTCTGTAAATAAATTACCTTTAGTTCCTGTTGTCTTATGTGCTAAGAACTCGCATCCTCTTTTAGTGATCTGAAATTCTCTATTCATCTTTCCACTGTCATCTTTGTAATGGCCTTTTGTCCAATATTTACTGAACCCAATTTTGGACTTAGTGAAATCCTCATTAATACCATCTATTTTCCTTAACAAATGTTTGTGTTCTACCTCCATCATTTCAGCTACTTCTCTACTGCTTAATTTGTTTTCTAATTTATTCACTCTATTTACCTCCAAATCTTAAAAACTCGTCCATGTTTATTTTTTCAGCATCACAACTTGCTATAATGTTATCTGTTTTAGATTGCGATTCGTACAACCACTCTAATTTCCCACTAACATTAATAGCCATTTCTTCATTAGGAAATATCATGGCATCAACTTCGCTTGTAGATAATGTGCCTTTTTTATCGACTACAAAATATCTAACTTCTTTAAAATCTCTTCTTTTTACTTTTAAAATTGATACGTACATCCTTTAATCCTCCTTAAAATTCTTTACCTTCACACTGGAGCTGCTTGAATAATTAACCTACTAAAACTTTTATGTTAGTCAATCTATCTTTTAAGTTCATGTTTTCATTTTCCAACTCTTCGATTTTTCTTTCTAACCTTCTTCTCTCGAGTGGAGATAATGGATTTATTTCTTTTAAGGTTTCGATTTTAAGTACTTCCTCCATGTAGTAGCGTGGTGCTTCAAAATTAGGATTTCTTGTTAATATTCCTCGTTTTTCATAATTCTGTATACTTTCGGTACTATCAAAATCCCATCTTGTTGCAAGAGTTCTTCTGTTTACTAAAGTTTTTTCACTTTCCATGGTTACCTCCTAACTTGTTTATTTATTTTTGTTTTTTTATTTTTGCCACAATTAACGTCATTTGTTTGTAAAAAAAATTTAAGATTTTCAAATTCTTGAATAAGTTCTTTTTTTATTTCTTCCATTCCTTAACTCTCCTTTTAATTATTTCGTCATTACTAACTCCATAAAGTTCAGCTAGTGTCGGTATGAACTCCGTAGGCAGAGTGACTTCACCATTTTCTATTCTTGCTAATCTATCTCTACTTATGCCTAATTGATTTGCTACGAATGTAGCAGTTATTCCTTTGCTTTTTCTAAGTTGCTTCATTGTGTTTCCTCCTTCCGATAAATTTATTATGCCACAATTAACGTCATTTGTATAATCTGATTTACGCCTGTATTAAGCCGTATTAAACCGTTTAACTAAAATAGCTTTGTCGAACTGTTTATTACGTTAATTTACTACATTTTAGTTGTAATTCACGTCAATTGTGGTTATAATAATAACCGAGGTGTATAAATATGTTAAAAAATAAAGTTAAAGAAGTAAGAAAAGAATTGGGATTGACTCAAGATGAAATGGCTAAAAAATTAAATATAAGTAGAAGTTATTTGGGCGATATTGAAAGAGGACGATTAAAAGGAACTAATGTAAAAATAATATCTAAGCTATCAGATGTAACTGGAAAGCCTATGGAATATTTTCTAGGTAAGGATGTAGAGGTAAGACAATACGATATTTTGGATTCTGCTATAGATTTATTAATAGAAAAAGAATTGATTGATATTAACGGAGATATTAAGGATGAAACTTCAAAAGAAATATTATGGAACATATTAAAGAAGGAAATTCAGCTTAAAATTAAAAATAGGGAATAGCTTTCAACTATTCCTTAGATGTTTTTTCATATGTTCTAAAAGTTCAATTAATTCATTTTCAATATCCTCCATAGCAAACTCCCCCTTAACAAGTACATTTTACCATCATTATTATGCAAAATCAAGAACATTCGTTCGCAAGTTATATCACTTTTGGAATGTAAAGTAAAAAATTTAAAATATAATTAGGAGGTAGTCATGGATTACAATATTACTTATAGGCAAAAAGATAAAGGTTGGCAATTTATTATTAGTTATAAAGATAATAATGGGAACTGGAAACAGAAAAGTAAACAGGGATTTAAGAATAAAAAAGATGCTAAGCCTGTGGCTGAAAAAATGATAATTGAATTAAAAACTAAAAGCAATTTAAATAATGAATTAGATGGAATTACATTCGAGGATTTTAAAGATATGTATATAAATCATATAAATTTGCATATGGAAGCTAATACTATAAAGCTATACAATGCAGCACTTAAACATTTTAAAAATTTGAATGATATGCCTATGGAGAAAATTAAAAGTATTCATATTCAAAATTGTATTGATGAAATGATTAAAAAGAATTTATCTTATGGAACTATAAAGACATATAAAAATAGGATAACTGCAATTTTTAATAGTGCGGTAGATAAATACAATATTATAGATAAATCACCAGCTATAAATTTAGAAATAAAAAAAGATAAAACTCCTACTAATAAAAAAGCACTTACAGAAACGGAGTTAAAAAAATTGATAGATAAAACTAAAAACATGAAATATAAGGCTATATTCAGTTTGGCTGGTATGTGCGGATTGAGAATAGGGGAAATATTAGGGTTGAAATGGAGTAAAATAGATTTTAAAAATAATTTAATTACAGTGGATCTACAATGGAAGATAATTAAAAGTGATGGCACTGTAGGTTTAGGAGAATTAAAAACTAAAAATTCTTATCGTACTATACCCATGCCACCTTTAGTAAAAGAGATATTGTTAAAATGGTATAATTCTAATCCTATAGATATTAATAATAGAGTGATTGTTTATAATTGTGTTGCTGGTCTAACTAATTTATTAAGGAACTATACTAAGAAATTAGGGTTTGATTTATCAATACATGAATTTAGACATACTTATGCAACCAGTTTAATAGCTAGAGGGATAGATTTTAAGACTGTAGCTAAGTTAATGGGTCATGATGTAGAACAAACTATGAAAACATATTCTCATGTTACTGATGAAATGTTTAATAATGCAACAAAAGTTATCAATGAAATTTTTTAA